GAGAGTGTACCAGGCACTCCATTTGCAGTAAAGCGTCCTGTTACAGAAACAGTAGAAGCTGCAAGTACTGCAAATCTTTCTGAAGAAGATCTTCTAGCTTATGAAGAACAGGTTAAACATATTAAGAAAGAGATAGGTCGTAAGCGTGGAGCGCTAAAACGTGCTAAGCGTCCTGAGACTATTGAAAGGCTTAATAATGAAATTGCTGCTTTAGAGTCTAAACTAGAAACAGTTCTTACACAAGGCAAAGCTCAGCCTACTATTGCTGATCCTGAGCTAAATGTTGATGCTACTCCAGAAGAACAGGTAGAGCAGGAGGCTGAAAACAATGCAAATGATACTGTTGAACCTATAGAGCTAGCTCAAAAGGTAGAAAACCTAGAGCTAGATATGTATTCGTTTGGGGTTACTCTAAATAGCAAACTTGTACTAGAAGACGGTAAAGTTGTAGGAGTTAAAGAACCTTTAACGGCAGAGGAAACTAAAGTCCTCGAAGCTATGTATGGTTTAGAAGTAGGTGATGACTTATTTATCCGTCCTACCTCTGAAGCATATAACGGCTATGGTGTCTTTACAAAAGACGGTGTAATGATTGGGGAAATGTATACTCCTGCAATTGCACGTAGAAGATACAATGCCGCGCTTAAAAAATTAAATGAGGCTACTAATCCTGAGCAACGTGCAAAGCTAGAACTAGATCTTCTTAAAGAAGATGCAAGAGTTGAACGTGCAGAAGCTATGCAGTCTTTATTTGATCAAGGAATCACTGAGATTACTACAGTTGTAAAAGCTTCTACTGCAGGAGCAGTATTGTTTGGTAATAAAGAAAGACCTTTATCTGAAGCGCTCTCTAAAGAATCTTTTGCTAAACATGGTATTGCTTATGGAGAAACTACATCAGGAGCTGCTAAGAGTGCTGTAAGTGGTGTATCTGTAGAGCAGTCTGATATAGTTAAGGGTCAGCTTTATGTTTTTGTAGAAGGTGTTACGGGGCTAATTGCTGTTCCAGTAGATTCCCCTACTGTAAAAGAAGCAGGTCTTCTTGATCAGTTAGAAGCAGATTTAATTGCATTAGCTGCACATGTAACAAGTACTGACGGTGCTCAGTTATCTGGTACTCCTGAATATGATGCAATCATTGCACGCATTGCTGACTACTTGCCTGTTACAGGTAGTAAAGGTATTCGTGTCGTTCGCCAAACAAATAGAGGCAAAACGTTTGTAAACCTAAAGCTTCCTATCCAGGGAGCTGAAATGGAGATTGTTCTTATAGATGCAAATGGTAATTCTAACTTTACTCCAGGAGAAGAAAACCATTTTAAAGAACAAGCGATTAAAATTCAGGAAGAGGGTCGTACGTTTACAATTCCTTTTACGCAAGTAATGAACTTGTTGGGAGATAAGCTTACTGATGTTAATACACAAAAATTAAAAAACTCTGATCCTGAAACACGTGCTAAATACTTAGCTCAGATTGGTCAAAGGATGACTACAAACCTAGAGTCTTTTACAGATGCTAATGGTAAAAAATACCATGTATCTCCTAAGACAGTCGGTAATCAATACGGGGCTTCTATTCAACATGATGCTGTATCGCATAACCTAAAACCTACACTTCAACAAAAAGCAGAGCGTGTAAACGCGGTTGCTCCTGATGAAGTAAGAGAAAAGGTAAAACGTAATAAGCCTAAAGAGCGTAGAGTTAAGAGAGGTAAAAAGACTTCTAAAAATAAAACAGGTCGCGATGCTATGGACGATGCTTTAGGGCTTAGTCTAAAAGTAGATGGCGACAATATTAATGATGGTAAGACTGAGGATCTTGATGCTGCTGAAGCTTGGTGGCGTAAGGCTTTCCCTAATGTGCCGTTTATTCGTGTAGAAGGTCTTATCAATAACGGTGGTGAGCTCGCATACGGTTTGTTTGCAAACGCTTCTGTAACACTTTCTAATCTTGCGTTGCCTGGTACTGTGTACCACGAAGGTTTCCACACTGCAATGCACCTGTACTTGACAGAAGAAGAGCGCTCTAAGATTTATTCTGAAGCACGTGCAGAACTTTCTAAGCTTTCTCCGGAAGAGTTTAAAGAAGCAATGCGTGTTGCTCGAGTGTCTGGCGTATCTAATGTGTCGGAGCTTACAGATCTGCAAGTAGAAGAGTACGTAGCTGAAAAGTTCCGTGCCTTTATGATCGTAGGCGAGAGCGAATACACACCTAAAACTCGTATTGGTCGTTGGTTTAAAAAGCTTAAGGACTTAATCAAGATGTTCTTGAGCAACCGTAAGCACACTGATCGACTATTCCAAAATATTAAAGCAGGTAAGTTTAACTACAAGCCTACGCCGCAGATGATTGCTCATGCAAATACAATGTCTGCTAATCTTAAGGCGTTACCTGAGATGACTACTCGTGAGATCAACGAGAGTGTAAACATTATTACTCGTCTTGTTCCTGGCGCTATTCAGGATATTCAAGACAACGCTGAAGAATATGGTATTAAACCAGGCGACAATATTTCTGAGTGGGTTGGTGCTGTATTGTATGACTACCTACAAGAGAATCTTGTTGATCGTGGTATTGGAAACATTGAAAACATTGTAAAGGTTCTCAATAACTTTGACGATACAGATCTATCTCCAGGTATTCTAAGCCGCGTAATGCATGCATTCAAATTGCGTTACGGTGTAGACTTAGCAAACGCTACACTAAATGACTTGAACCGTAAGAATGTAGAACAGATTGACGCTCTTGAGTCAGATCAAGAGATTGATAATGCTGATGCAATGGACGGTAGAATTGAACGTAACTGGGATGACTCTTTCTTATTCCATAATCCTAAAGACTCTGTGTCACAGGATGTACGTAATACTATTCAGAGTCTTCCAAAGATTGATAGATTTGAAGGAGATAAGTTGTATGCATCTAAAGATAACTTCTTTGGCATTCGTCAGTTTGTAGAGTTTGATGCTGTCTATCCATACTTAGAGGCAAACCTAGCAGGTATTGCATCTGTACAAGAAATGATGGACCGTATTTACGAATTTGCAAACAGTGCAGATCCAACATTCATGGCTTTATACAAGAAGCTAACAATTGGAGATGGTGCTGCAAACCTTCGTAGTGCATTCTACACACACTTTGCAAAACAACGCCCTACAGTTTTGATGGCTGTGTTTGAAGACGGTGTTATTAAAATGATTCCTGTTAACAGAAACAACAGCGAGTTTTTGATTAGAGATAAGTTTATTAGTCAAGCTTCTGCACACAGATCTGAGAACAACCTTAACCCTGGTCAGCAAAAAGCTAAGATTGTAGAGCTACGTAAGCCTTTGCGTAAAGCAGAAAACTTAACTAATGAGGAGTTTGCTAAGCGTTACTCTCAAGTATTAGGTTCTATGGGCATGTCGTTAGTAGAAGGCGGCGTAGACGTTGTAGAAAAAGCAATTGCTCGCGAGCTAAATAAAGGCACCCTTGACAAACAAGAGTTAAAGACTAAGCTTGGATACATTATAGAAGCATATGTAGCAGATAACATTGAGAATGAGCGTAAGAACTTAACAGACTTTGGTCGTTCTATTCGTTACTACAAGTCAGAAGCCATTCAAAATGTAATGCAAAACGTAGAAGGTAAGAACCTCTACGGGGTTACACAGTCTAATCACATTGCTCGTGTGTTAGACATGCTTAAAGATCCTGCAAAAGAAGCACAGGCAAGACAAATTCTTGCAGAGATGCTTAAAGATCCTCGAGTACGTCACAGTAACTACATGAGACTTATTGTTAAGTACGGTGTAGTTAATGATAAAAACGAATTAGTTGAAGCTCAGGCGTCTGTAGAACCTTTAATGGAAAATGGGTTACCTATTATTAATAGAGAAGGTTTAGAAAAAATAAACTATTCTCTTCTTGATGGTCTTAAGACAGATAAAGATGGGGTTCGCTACGGCGACATGAATGAGGTAGAGTTTGTTGCTCTTAGTGTAGCAGGATACTTACGTGGTGGTCAAGATCTTAAAGATGCAGGAGAGCGCAGCGATGTGATTACTACACCAGCTCTTACACCATCAGATAAAGGAACTCTTTATCTAATGAATACACCTAGATGGGATCGCCAAGATGTTCGTAGAAATTTCCACGACGGTTCTGGTGCAGAGCTATCTACGGTATTAATATCTAGAGCCCTGCACGGTGAGCTTCAGGCAATGCGTCAGGAAGGTCGTCGTCTATTTGGGGATAACATTGATGGTCCTCTTACTGAAGACATGCTAATTCCTGGACAGGCGCTGCAAACTTACTATGATACAGACGGTAATGGTAATGTAGTTGTAGACGGTAAAGTTGTTGGTAATGGCTTTAAGTCTTCTTTGCTATCAGGCATTGACATGGCTGCTCTTACTGAAGAAGAGCGCAAAACTATTCAGACTTTGATCCAGCCTAATGGCATTCCTATGGGAGGCTTTGGATCTTTAGTTCCTGCCGTAGCGCGTATTATTAAAAAATACACTGTACAACAAGAAGCTGATCGCATTGAAAAGCTTATTCTACAAGCGGCAGAAAAGTCTCCAGAGTTTAAAATGCAAGTCAATGCGCAGCCAGGTAAAAGCTTGGAAGATCGTGCACGTCGTATTGCTTTAGGAGATAAGAACAATATTGGAATGGCTTTGCACAACATGTTGCATAACTATGAAATGCAAACCCTGTTCTACGGTACAGAAGGAGAATACAAAAATGATGTAGACCACGGTAAACGTGCTGCGTCTCCGTGGACTCCAGGTATTGCATTAGATACTACTCAGTTCTCAAGCCCTACATATAGAGTGGCAACAATGTCTGACATCAAAGTAACTTCTGCGTCGTACCAAGCAATGGAAGATCAGCTTACTGCAGACATTCTAGATGCTAAGCACAAAGGTAAAGCTGAGAAAACTGCTAAAGGAGCTGCTACAAAAGCGGGTAAAGAAGCACGTAAAGAAGCACGTGAATTGCTAAAAGGGTACAGAAACATTGAAAGTACTGATGCCCAAGGGTACATGACCATTGATAGATTCCAAGAGATTATGAGAGCTCGTGGATTAGGATCTAAGTATGACCCGTTAATAGAGAAAGTTAAAGCAGGTAAAAAACTTACGCCGCGTGAGCTTAAGTATTTCTTAGACCCTGTAAAACCTTTCTACTATAGCCGTTCTTATGATCCTCGTTTAGGGCGTATGAGCTCTAATCTTATCAAGCTTTCTTCTTTGCCTTTAATTCCTCAACTAACAAGAGGTACAGAGCTAGATAAGCTGCGTCTCTGGATGGAGAATAAAGATTCTGGTGTAAAAGCAGGACCTAACAGAGTTGATGAAGTTGTATACCAAACTGCTCACAAGGTAGGTAGTTACGAAGTGTCTACTCCTCACTCTGTAGACGCTGATGGTAATGTTACATTTGATCCTAAGTCAATGCTTGAGGCAGGTATTAGAGAGTTGCCTCACGAAGGATATACTATCCAGCTTGACAATCCTGAGCACTTAGTAGATGCTAAAGCTAAGGTAGGTTCACAGTTAGCAAAACTTATTATTGAAGGGCTAGATCCTTCAGCAACATACGGTACGTTTGGTAGCGCTGATTCATTAATCAATAACTACCAGTCTACTATTGCAGAGCTTGTTCAAATTGCACATGATAAACTTATTGAAGATATAGGTGCAGTTGTAAATGAAGACGGCTCGATGGAGTTTACTGAGAAGAGTCTTGAAAAACTTGGAAGCATTATTCAGGATGAGCTTGGTCGTAGAAACGCCACAGAAGTTCTTAAGCAAGGATTGCAGGTTACTCCTGATGGTAAGAGATTTGTTGTACCAGCATTCTTCTCGGGTGCTGCTAGTAAGGTAGAATCTCTAATGCTTTCTCTCTACACTCAGCGTGTAGTAAACATTAAAGTTCCTGGTGGTACAGCAGTACAGGCATCTAGTTCTTTGATGGTAGGTAAAGATCGCCCAAGACTATCTGCGAAGCTTAAACCTGATGGTGGTATCGACTACTACGAGGTAATGCTTCCTGCATATATGAAAGAGCAGATGACGGACAGTAAAGGTAGAGTGCTACCGATTGACCAGATTCCAGAAGAAGCTCTTGAGATTATTGGTTACCGTATTCCTACAGAGGGTAAAAACTCTATGGCTCCTATGAAAGTTGTAGGATTCCTTCCTCCAGAGTACGGAGGGACTATTGCTGTGCCTGATGAGTTTATTGTGCAAATGGGATCTGACTTTGATATTGATAAGTTATTCTTGCAGATGCGCAACATTCCAAAGAAAGATGCAGGCAACCAGCCTATGGAATTAACTCGTGAGCAAGAGTTGCAAAACAATCTCTTTGACATGATTCATACAGTCTTAAGACATCCTTCTCACTTTAGAGATGTGATAAGCCCTCAAGGGTTTGAAGGTCTTAAAGAGACTGCTAGCAAAATTGCTCAGCTACGCGGTAAGAGTGAAAACGCTAGACTTAATACTCTATTGTTCTCTACTCAAAATGAATTCCGCAACCGTAACGCCATTGGTAGTAGCATGATTGGTATTGCTGCTAACTTTAATGTCTTTATGGCTGTTGCTCAGAACACTGATATGGTGTTAGCAGATGGTATTATGATTGAGCATGTTGTTACTCCAGAGCTAAAAGCTGCTTATCCAAACCAGGTAAGTGCTAATGCTAAGGTTGGTAGCACTGTAAGAATTCGCCATACTAATATTGGTAAGAATGACGCAGGGACTTATGTCAATGCAGAAGGCAAGCTAATCTCTGCAGAGATGAAGCAGTTCATTGCGGCTACCGTAGATAATGCTAAAGATCCAATCTTTGATAAGTTTAACGGAAAGGCATACACCTTACCTACAATTCTTACTATGGTTTCTGTGGGTGTACCTACAGAGACTGCGCTTATGTTCGCAGCACAGCCTATTATTATAGAAGCTGCTACTGCATACGATAATAATCGTTCTGTATTTGGTACAGGATCTACTACAGAATTTAATGAGGTTAAAGGAAACTACATCAGAGAAATTCTGAAACTAATTCCAAGCCAGCGCAATCTAAAACCTGAAGAAAAAATTGCAGATTGGAACACAATCCCAGATGTAATTGCTAAGCTACAGCAGCAAGGAGAAATTACTTCTGAGCCTAATACAAGTAACAAGTTGTTGCGTAGAGGGATTGAAGTAGATCCTGCAAGCTTAGAAGGAGAGCAAAAGCTTAACTACTTGGTGCAACAGTTACATGTATTGCAAGAGTTCTCAGAAACTCGTAAGAGTGCTATGGCAGCACAAGATAGTGTTAAGTTGTACAAAACTGATGTTACAAGTGCTGGACCTTCTACAAGTAGATCTCATGAGTTAGATTACATTATGAGGTCTATGGATGCAGATCCTAAGATTTACATTGATAATGTTCCTGCGCATGTTGCTATCTACCCTGAACGAGCTCGTCGTCTTGAAAGTGAAGGTACGCTGCAAGGACAGTACACTGCTACGGGAGAAAAAATATTTGATGTACCAGAGCAAAGTGCTTACCCGATCCTAGAGTCTTACTATGAAAATGTATCAGTACGCTCTAGAGAAATGCTTAAGCACTTCTTTATCTCTGAAACTACAGGTGTACTTGCATTTACAGACAAGGCAATGCAGGTATTTAATAACGGACGCTGGGATGAGAAGGTTGCAAACAAAGTAAAACGTTTGGTAAACCAACAAGCTCTTTCTAAAGTTCCTGCACTACAAGATCTAGATGCTTCTATTATGTTGGGTATAAACCGTATCCCAGCAAATGGTCAGGCATGGACTGAAAAAGAGATAATGAATGGTGAAGCTCCTGTTGCTGTTGTTTTACGATACGCACAACAGAAATACCCAGACCTGGCAAATAATCCTTACCACATTTTAAATAAGCTAAAGCCTGAGTTTAACAAGAAGACTGTAGAGTCTAACTTAGGTATGCGTCTTATCAGTTTTGAAAACATCTCAGATTCTGTAATTGATGAAGCACTTACGGAATCGTTAGAAGAAATGTTGTTTGGTAATGATCCTTTGTTGAAGCTACTTGCTGAGCAGTTAGTTAAGTATAACTTCTTGACCAAGGGTATGGCATTCCAAAGAGATTCTTTCGCTAAGTTGTTAAGCCCTGATATCCTGGAAAGCATGAACATTCCAGATCAGTTGTACATTGAAATGAACAATTTACAGGGGTCTATGCCGCAACTAACGTTAGATCAATATGCTAGTGTTAACTACCGAGACTTTGCTAAACCTTTTGCACTTAATAAAGATGAGTGGCAAGATGGTAAAGACGCGGGTGCTGATGGTGGGTTTGTTGTAAGTGCTTCAAAATCTCGTAGGTTAGGACCTTATGTACTAAGAACGGGTAATGGTAGTCTTATGAACCCTGAGTACTACGATGCAGACTCTAGCGCTATTTTATACAAGCGTGTTACTGATGGTAGTGTAGAAGTTGATGAAGGATCAGTTGCTTATGTTCCAATTCAAAAACGTGGTATTCGTGGTAAGCTTGTAGAGCTTGATGGTTCTTCTGCAATACATCCTACTGTAGGTAAAAGCTTATCTAAGATCTCGTTTGGTGAGACTGAGGCTACTGCTACTACAGAAGAAAAAGTAGACATGTTGCAGGCAAACTTTGCTGCAGCTGGTATCCAGGTAGTTGTTCGCACCGATGAAACAATGTCTGAAAACGCAAGTGTTAAAACTGAAGGAGGAAAATCTCTGATAACCCTTAATCCAAATCAAGTATTTGGTGATACCGTTATTCACGAGTTTGGTCACATCTATGTAGATCTTCTTGGTGTAGATAATCCATTGGTTGCTCAAGGTATCGCACAGTTAAAAGGCACACAACTTTGGAAAGATGTTGCAGCTCGTTATCCAGAACTGTCTGGAGACGCACTTGCAAAAGAAGTTCTTGTTACTGCTATAGGTAGAGAGGGATCTAAACTGTTTAACGAACAGCGTAGTCAGAACAAATGGAAAGTTTGGTTGAATAAATTCTTCCGTGCTATTGGTAAGTTGTTTGGTGTAGAGCCTAACGCTGCTCGAATTCTAGCTGCTGAGATGCTTAGTGGTCAGATGCAGAGAGACTTTAGAGGCACACTTTCTTCTGAAACGCAGTATCAAAAAGGCGAGGATGCTACGCTTCCTGAAATGTTGGCACAAAAACGCCTGCAATTAGAGCGTTTGATTAAACAATACGGTTCTGAAAACCTTCCAGAACTTGCAAAGCTTGCAACTAAATGGAATGAGCAGAGCACAATTGAAAATCTTACGCTCATGGATGCCCAGGTAAAACGTTACTTAGATAGTCTAGACAAATACTTGGCTAAGATGGATGCGTTTATGGCAGATCCTGAAAACAGGACTGACGAAAACCTAAATGCAATGTTCCAAACGTTGTATAACTATAGCACGGCATTGGCAGCGTTTACAGACTTTACTGATATTCCTGCTAAAGGGTTAAAAGGTGAGCTGAAAAGCACAGTCAAAAAACTTAATAAGCGTGGAGCCCGCGTACGCCAGGCAATTAATCGTATTAGTGAGTTCTCTCAAGAGCAATTTGCAGAAAACTTAGGAGAGTTGTCTACTAACCCTGAGATCCAGGCAGACTTTATGAAGATGTTTAACCCTACGGGTATGCATCTATTCGATGAGTCTGGTACACAGTTGCTTCTTGATTCTTTGGCAGATACCAATGTGTCGTTCATTTCTCTATTGATGAAAGACTTTAAGATCAACAGAGCTCAAGGAGAAGAAGAAGCCCAGGAAGAGTTGATTAAGTGGCAAGAGCTCATGGAAGAAATGGATGCTGCAGGTGTTACTATAGAATCTCTATACAGAGGTAATACACCTAGCCCACAGTTTATCTTGCCTACAATTAAAAAGAGAATTAAAAATGCTGCAGGGATAACTCAGATTGTTGAGGTTCCTAATCCCCAGTGGCAAGCTCTTAGTGATAAACAAAAAGACTTTAGTAAACGCATTCGTCAGACGCTTTCTAGAATGACCGCTCATACTAATTCTAAAATGTTTGAGTATGGTTATATTCCTGCAGTTCCTCTTAATGAGAAAGACTACTGGGAAGAAATCAAGAAGACGCGTCAAAAGATGATTGATCGCTACGAGAAGTTTAAAAACAAGAAAGTAGGAGAAGAAGGCGTAGAAGATGAATACTCTAGTGTTATTGTAGACTCTGCAGGTAACGTAGTTGAAATGTTACACATGCCATATATGAGCATGCTAAATCAACTAGAGTTGCCGGCATTGAAACAAGTTCCTGAAGGTGCTACTCCTGAAGAGATCAAAGCTATCGGTGAAGAAAACAAAGCAATCTATGCTGAGAGAGCTAAGATTGAAGCTGAGAATAAAAAACGCCACGGCGAAGCTCTTGATACTGACTTGCGCAACACGATGGAGCGATTCATCTACCAGGCAGTACGTCACAAGTACAAGAAAAAGATCGAGGGTAAGATGCTTCTAGCTCGTGAGCAGCTACGCCAAATGGATATTGTTGAAGCTCCTAACAAAGTTGATAGACTGAAACAAACGTTTGCGTCTGAGGACAAAAAAGGAGAAGAACAAAACCGCCCTACTATTAAAGGTGAGAACTCTAATATCTTTAAACACTACGATAAGTGGTTGACAATGGTATTCTATGATCACTTTGAGGCAGATGAAAGTGAAACCTGGAAAAAGATTTCTGATGGTCTTAGAGATTACTCTTCTGTAGTAGGTATTGGTTTAAACGTGTTCTCGGCTATTAACAACAAGACTTACGGAGAAATGCAAACTGCTATTGAAGCAGCAGCAGGTGAGTTCTTTACAGTTAAAAACTGGTTGAATGCTAAAAAAGAATACAACGCTAACATACTAAACATCTACGCAGATCGTGATAGTGGTAAATCTGACAACAAAATTGTAGCACTTATTAAGCGCTTCGATATTTTGCAGACACAAGACGAGCTTTCTGGTAGAGAGTACAGCAATCCTGTAATGAAGAAGTTGATGTGGGCTAAGAACGCAATGTATGCAATGCAGCATGCGGGTGAACACAGCATGCAAAACCAAGTTCTTCTTGCAATGTTGGATAAAGAGAAGGTAATGCTCAACGGTGAAGAGATATCATTAAAAGATGCTCTTGAAGTAGAGAACGGACGTATTGTAATTAAGAAAGGTGCGACTACTAAAGATGGTAAACCTGTAGATTCTAAATACCTGGCAAGCTTTAAGAACAAAGTAATCTCTGTTAATCAATACTTACATGGTATTTATAACAAAGAAGATGCTGGTACGCTACAACACTACGCCCTGGGTAGATTGATTATCCAGTTCCGTAAGTGGGCTCGTCCAGGATGGAATAAACGCTTTGGGGCTAAGTTTGGTCAATCTAGTTGGAATGAAACACGCGAACGCCTAGATGAGGGTAGTTATATTACCGGTGCTAAGTTTGCTAAAGAACTATTCCGAGGTGCTCTTAACATGGACTTCAATGCTAAACTTCACTACCAGTCTTTGACTGAAGGTGAGAAAGCAAACCTCAGAAGATTTGGTATGGAGATCGCAATGATGGCGTTAGTTGGAGTACTTGCTATGGCTGCTGCGGGGGCTGCAGAAGACGATGACGATAGCAAAGCACTAGCACTCTCTGCTTACATGCTTGACCGTAGTAGAACAGAATTGATGACTTATATTCCAATCTATGGTTGGTTCAATGAAGGTAAGAAATTGATGAACTCTCCAGTAGCATCGTTCAGACAAGTAGAATCTCTAAGTAAGATCTTGTTACATACAATGACATATCCATTCTTGTCTAAAGAAGACCGCTTCTACCAAGGTGGTATGTACAGAGGAGAAAATAAACTAGGTGTTTGGTTCAAACAGATGTTGCCGGGGGTTGCTATTGCACAACGCTGGAAGTTCATCGAAAGACAAACAGCTTACTACAAACTCTACGGATTCTAATCCAAAGTGGTACAAAAAAAAGGGGAGCTACTTGCTCCCCTTCTTCTTTTTTGCTGGTGTAGAACTTTCTTTGCAGAATCCCTTCTTGCAATTACATTCTTTTGGCGCCACCTCGCAATACCTTTTAGGTTGTTGCATGTGGTAAGATTTTAAAATATGTATCTGATAGTGTCTAGGTTAAAGTAACTACTATACAACTCTTTAAATTCTTCTATCCATCGTCCTTTGTAGCTCAAAGGATAACGCATTACACCTTGTTTGTTCTTGATTTCTGAGCTCCATTTCATCATCTCTTGAGCTTCAAGGCTAGATCTAACCATCTGACTCTTGTGATTTGTAAGAGCAATCACCTCACACTTGTTTTCTCCTGCGATGTTCTTCACATCAGAGAACAAGCCATCGTACTGTTTAACCCAGTCTTTAACAAATATAACAGGACTGTAGTTAATATGCACCTCCCAACCTAACTCTTTGAGCCGATTAATATCCTCTAATCGGCTCACAATCTTAGACATCTTAGGTTCTAAGACATCGGAATACTTCTGTGGCATTACACTCACGCGTACTCTAGGCTTCTTATTAAAGCTACTAACGTCTAGCGTCAGTAGTTCTGGATACTTAGTAGCCATTGTACTGTTAAGGTTTTCGTGTTTATCATACATACGTAGATAGTCATATAAAGGAATTGGCATATGCTTTTGCATAAGGACCAAGTCAGAGTTACATGCTATATCTACCATTGTGTATCTCGGATCCTGCTGGTCAGGAACTTTGATATAGGTCTTCTCCCACTCAACAACAGAGTTAAATATCTCGTCGACATTCTCATTTACAAAGACTCTCGTGCCATTGTAGCGAGACATATAGCAATACGTATTAACGCACCCTCCGAAACATCCGTAGATGACGTTAGGTGCGATACAATTTGCGCTGTTGTTATTGGGTTTTGTTACGAGAGTCCGGGTCTTCTGGCGTTTAATCACGCTCGATACCGTTTTCTTCAAGGTCTTTCTGGCAGATATCTACCATAGTCAACGCTTCTTCGTATGTGTCGTAGTAATTATTTCTTACTTTCCACAGGAGCTTTGGTCTTGACATTGTATTCTTTCTTTAATCTGATAAGCGTCCTGGTACTTACACCTAGAGCAGACGCTGCTTCTTTCTGAGTTTTAAAATTCTTTAAGGCAAACACAATCATTCTTTTGTGCCACCATGCGATGTTAAGATTTTCTGGCATTTGGATTTGTTTCAGCTACAGAAATATGGAGATCTAGTTTCTTGGAGATGTCCTTTAACTGTCGCGTTCTGGTTAATAATTCTTTTAAGCTGTATAGCTGTTCTGTCGTTAGGTCTACCCAGTGTGTCATTTCTCTTTGGTGTTAAAGGTTTCGCTCAAGTACAATTCATTGTCCAAGAACTCTACTACATTTCTTGCTAACCTTTCCTTCCTTCCTTTTGGACTAATGCTAATAGCCCAACTTAATAAGGTGTCGCTGATAATCGTTTTAATGTCTTGTATCATTTCTATTCTGTTTTTATATGTTGTTGCGTATGATTTGATTTCTTTTCCCATCATTATATGTCTTAACATCCTTTAATGGTGGGACTTCCCATCATCTCATTTGATTTATTGCATATCGCAATATGCAATATTTCACTTTTAAGTGAAATACACACTCCATTGTCAAGTTATACCCTTACTTTGTCACAAATTGTGGCTCTTTTTGTGAAGATTTGTGGCTCATCATTGGGAGGATTTGTGATTCGCGAATCACGAAGCGTGTACTATAATGGTACATAAAGAGGAGGTTGCAAATAACCACTTCATTTGTCTATTTTAAGTTAGTAATAACCCTCCCCTTTATTCTTTTAATCTTACGCTTGTATCGCTGCTTATGGGTTATACCTGCCATCCCTTTTGAACTATTTGCAAGGTAGTTCTTTTTAGTTAAAGGCTTAGTAGCCGCTGCTATTTGTCGTAGTAACTCTTGGTCAGTCATAAAATTTGTGTATCTTAACGTTAAATTAACATTGCACATTATGAAAAAGATAGTAGTTCTTCTAGCATTCTTGCTAGGCTCATGTGCAACTGCAGACTATACAGTTGTACACCAGGATGTACAAAAATGCTGTGACATTACAGCGATACATCATCACATATCGTTCTCAGAGTAATACTCTTCGAGATCCAGAAAGTGTTTAGTAGCTTGTTCTTCGATGCTTGACATAACAAATGTGTCAAGGCAATCTATTATTGGTAGAATATCGACACCTTCATACTGAACTTGATCTATAAATATAGTTACGTCATTGTCATCGAGGAATCCTCGGTAACCGACATCTATAGATACAGTATCACATAGTTCGTATGTTAGCATGTGCCGCATACTCAAATGTAATAAAAAGAAAAGAGGAAGCAAAACGCTTCCTCATTCTACCAAACTATCGGATTTTGATTTGTAGACTCTAAGAACTCATTACATCTAGTAAAATGCTTACACCCAAAGAAACCTTTATGTGCCGAGAATGGCGACGGGTGTGATGCTTTTAATACTAGGTGCTTGTCATGATCTATCATGCCTTCAAACTCTTGAGCATGTTTACCCCATAGCATAAATACCATAGGTCTATGGGTATTATTAGGACGGGCTAATAAATGTTTTAGGGTTGCCTTAGTAAATTGTTGCCACCCTAGCTTAGAGTGCGAAGCAGCATGTCCTTTCTCTACAGTTAATACAGTATTGATTAGGAATACTCCTTGCTTTGCCCAGTGCTCTAGGTTAGTTTGAATGTTGAGGTAGAACCCCTCAGCATAATCTTCTTCAACCTCTTTTAGTATGTTCTTAAGAGATGGTGGTACTTTCAACTGTCCTTTTTTTATAGAAAAAGCCAGTCCGTGAGCACTACCATCGTGGTATGGATCTTGACCAATGACAACAACGCGTACATCATTATAAGGCGTAAGCTTATACGCATTAAAGATGTCGTTGTTCTCAGGGTATACTATAGTACGCTTACGAAGGTTTGCCACCCTCTTACCAAGTTCCTGCATGTAAGCATTCTTAAACTCGGAATACAATACTGTGTACCATTCGTACCCTAGTAAGTTCATACGCTTCTGGTCCATACTATCTTTACACACTATATCCCAGTGCTTACAACGCAGAAAGATCTTCTCCATGTATCCTTTGTTGTTGCTCTTATAGTTCATGTAAAAAGAGTTCCGTTCGATATTGTAGGCTTCTGCAGTGTATGTTGCAAAGTCTGTTTCATACACTACCTTTTCTACATAAGGAACCAACGACTTTAGAATAGTCCAACTAAACGTGTTGCGGTGCTTGTTTTGTTCTTTCTCTTTCTTGTAGAGAATCATTTCGTTATCCACCGTACGTATAGTACCTACTAATCTAGAGCGGTCGTCGTCCCCAGGTTCAATGAGAAAGACATTGAGTCCTTCATCTGTTTGTTTGCCATATATTTTAGCGCCGTAAGGATCAGCACTAATAGGCATCAAGTCTTGAGCTAAGCTCTCCAGTTTCTCTTCAACCGTCATAATACTTTTCTAAAATGTACTGCCGAAATTCTTCTTGAGTACCCTCCCAATAGGGTCGGGAGTAGAGTGTGCCCTTGATTTTACAGGACACACCCTTTCCCTGGGCTAGAATTTCATCATGCTTTTTCTTGGCTTGTTCAGCAAGCTTCTTGGTCTTTTCGATCGACTCTAGTCGTTCTAGTCTACTGATCATCAGTTAAGGTTAAGATAAATTGTGTTGGATCTTGAATGTCTTCCATGTCATCTACCCAGTTACCACTGGTAGTATGAAAATCAATACGACTTATAAGACTGTCAATCTCTTCCTCGCCCTTAGCAATGTAATTGTCTGAGGGGTCTATCTTAAATACTCTACACAAATGCGGTTCTGTAGTCATCACCGCTACAATGTAACAAGCTTCACATGTATACTCAGGACCTAGTAACGACTGCAGCGCTCTAATATAGAATGCTAACTGTCTGTAGGTTCTGTAGTATTCAAATGCAGAATTGTACTTTGAAATGTGTTTGGAAGTAGTCTTAAGATCTACAAGAGTAAACGTCTTCGCCTCACGGTTAACGCCAAATCTATCAATCTTACTGCGACACTTAACGGTACGATCAGTACCTGGTACAGGCATCTCAAAGTATACTTCCTTCTCTGCTACCCACTCGTAGTGCTCATTGCTTTTAGAGTCAAGCAAATCACGAGCTATACGATTACGGTTAAGAGAGGTTGTACATTGATACAAAGTGTTGAGTGTACTATGATCTACAAGTTGCTTACCATCGTTAGATAGTATAGCATGATAGTACTCTTCACCACTTGCAATAACCTTTGATACGACTGTATCATCCTTCCACTTTCCGCCATACTCTGCATTACCTGCTGCAGTTAGTATCTCTTCTCTGAGGTAGGATAGATCTTCTCCGTTACTATTAGCGATTACTTCATCGATTATAGTACGGATTGTGTCGGACGGCATATCAATAGACAAAGCATTGAACTGTTCTGGTTCAAGTTTGTATTGATGAATCAGAGTACCGAGCTCGAGTGCTCTACTCTGAATGTCTTCTAGTTCACCATTAAGGTACTTGTAGTACTTCTGTGCCGATCCTTCTTGCTCTGGATTAATTAAAGACAATGAGCTGTTGCTGATGTCTTTGCTCTTGTAATACTCCATTAAAATTCTAATAATTTTCTACGTCGCTCGTACTTACGAATAAGTTGAGCGCAACATTGCACTTTAAGATCCCACTTAGGTGTGTCACCTTTGGTAGATTCTATGCTAGTGTTTACAATATCCCATCTAAGGGTATTGATATAACTATCAACGAATCTTTTGTGGGCTCTCTTCCTTCTTGCTGTTCGAATTAAATCTGAGATTGTCATCTGGGATTTCTTTTTTGAGGATTTCTTCACGCCAATCGTCCCAGTAGATAAAGGTTTGTTTTTCCATCTATGCAATATACTATATAGTATAGCATATATCCAATGTTAACTCTAAGGTATGTCCGTCTTCAAACTCTACATTACGACCTGTTAAAGTCGAATGTGCTTGAGTACGAGCTCTTACCAATGCTCTTTCTACTGTGTCTTCTTTGTGTGTAGTTACCGTTACATCGCCCTGATGATATCCGATATACTCAGGATGCTTAAGCTTGTAGTTAAACACCCAAATCTTAGTAATCTTCTCCATCACCACGTCGATATGTAGGCAATCAATGTAAGCCTCAGTCTAAGTCTTAGTCTCCTTAGTAAAGGAAGCTTCTTAAACTCTGCTGTTTGATAGAAATCTTCTAATTCCATAATTCACTTTTGTTATATAGGGGATCCCGAAGGACCCCCTATAACCACCAACCAAATTAACCAACTAACACTAGTCGATCCTTAATTAAACTCTTACGCTCGATAAGTTCTTCGTGCGTAATATCCATGCTTGTGATGTTGTCTAAGCCTTCATACTCTTCCAAGAGTTTGTTAAGCTTAGCCTCCTCAATAGCTGTATAGTCTTCTTCGAAGTAACGAGTATCAACCTCACGGATGCTACCGTCATCGTTCAACTTACAAATAGCATAAGGCAAGTACTCACAAGTACGCATCTTCTCGAAATCATAGTCGTAAGGTACGGCTACAACATTCATGGGAGACACTAGACAAGCTAAGATATAATTTGTTTTGGAATTACCACCAAAGCCTGCAACATATCCTGGAGCACCCACATGCAAACCTGAAGAACAAGTATTGTTTGGGTCGTTATCACACTCTTCACGAGGCATAGTAACGGCTTCACCCAACATAATAGTAGACTTGCGAGTATGCCAGTCTGTAAATGTAGGAGTATCGAAGTCCATGCCTTTAATGATGGATGTATACAAATCAGACAACAATCCTTCGTACACAATATCAACATCTAATGTAGATGTGTAGTATGTATCAAGAGTTTCGTTGTACTCCCACTCTTCTGGAATACCACCATTATTTATAGCAGCAATTACATCTTTCATGCGTACTTCTTCAAGATCTCTCTCAGATCCCTCTTCAACTGCAGTAATAAAATCATCTGCAGTTTCATAGGTACAACCTTCGCCGATCTCAGTAAATACAATCTCATCATCAATGCTGTATACATGGATGTTATCTGTATTCTGACCAGAAGCTTTCTTGTAGATGTACTCACTAGCAATAGCAAGAGCTAGATCTTTCTTGCTCTCGCCTTTCCAAGCCACAGACTTGTAGGCAATAAAGTAACCTTTGTCTGTAATAGGGAATGAGAAACGCTCAGCAAACTGGAACAAGCTTTGACGTACATGCTTGTCTGGGTTTAGCATAAGCAACTTCCAGAAGTTCACTAAAGGTTCAGTAGATAGACCAAGGTCTACATACTCTTTAATCTTTAGCATCAACCCTGTAGGGATTGGTTCAGAGTAATTTCCGAGATAGAAATTACCGTCGTTATCACGTGTAAGACCTGCAATGTCTTTCATGCGATAGTTAGGATCTGTCATATCCAAAAGCTCATCATAAGCTTCTGCATCGTTTGCTAATGCTTGGCTGCGCAACTGCGCAACCTTAGCAAATAGATCTTTTGATTCGTCTTCGTCGGCACAAACGAATTGTTTAGTAGCACCGTCGATGTTAAGCGTAACGTTTAGTCCGCTACGCAAGGCAAAAATTCTAGCCATAACACTTGAGTTTAGAATTAAAGTTAATTAAGTTAATGTAATGTTCGATCGCTTTGAATGCATCAGAATCTTCTTCCCATGTTCTGCTTACAAATTCATGCATAGGATGGGCATTCTTCCATTCAGTTAGATACTCGTTAAGGTTTGATATGCTTACTTGTCCCTCATTTGGTATTGTAATATACTCATTATCAGGATTATATGCAAATTTAAATACCTTTTCAAAGCGTTTGGTTACAAACTCTGGTATTGCTCTACGCTTATTAGCTATAGTATCAAAGACAGGGTTGTTTGTAGCCAGCATCCAAGGCATATCCATAATCATATTGTAATTATAGATGCGCGATATCTGACTGTAGAATCTCGGAACAAACTGCTCTACATCTACAGCATTATGATGTCCTTTAAAGTATTTCTTACGCTGTTCGGATATCATAATAAACTTGACATTGCGAAACACTCTAGAGTAATAAGTCTCACGGTCAAGCTGTCTTGGATGAGCTCCGTAATACATCAGTTCAAATGCATGCATAAGCTTCTCACGTTGCTTGCTATTACCGTATACAATCATCTTATTATACTTCAGGATGTCTGATACTTTATTTTGTTTTTGTTCAAACAAAGTATCATCATCAAGATTTATATAAATACGCTTGTATGGAATCACTTCTACGCTACGCACAACAGATCCACGCTTACGAGATTGCTTGTAAGACTCTATCCAATCTTCAGGAATAACTAGATCGTCGTAGCTTTCTGTCTCCTTAACTACTTCTTTGATCATATGCTTAAAGTAGATATCTGCTTGACCATAGTTAGGAGTACCCAAGCCTTTGACTTTGTAAAAGTTTGCAATAGAAGCCCTGTAATCAGGATCTAGTTTTACTGCTACAAACTTTCCGTAGGTTTCTTGGATGTAGGCGTCCTTCATAGCGCTCATACGATCTCTAACGCGGAATATCTTAGCGCCTTTTAGATGTCTCTCGGGGCTATGATATCTGTCTGTAGTGTCGTACAAAAGTCTACACAAGGGCAAACCTTTAAGAATTCTAGGAGACGCTTTGTCTGTAAATCCTAAAGACTTGTGCACTGTAATAAAGAACAAAGGGTTGCTTGGCATACTATCTAGATTTTCTAGAGGTTCATACACTGCTTCAGCACGCTCAAAGAAGTAACTAGAAATTAGTATACATTCATCGTTTACACGAAGCTTACTACTGTTCTCACGAGTGATGTCGTAGTAAGTCTTCAAATCTGAAGTCCTGTTGTTCTTTTCAGCCAATGCTTTCGCTTCTTGCTTAAAGTCTTCAACCTTTTGTTTGATAGCCTTACGAGTCTTAGTGTTGTACTCTACAGACTCACGGTTCATAGTCACACTAATCTCACCTACATCAAAGTACAAAGCAAAGTTACCAGACTGCTGATGGTAGTACACATCTTCAAGTCCAGCGGCTCTCCAGTCTAACGGATAACCTACCTTGCCAACACACAATTGAATTCTGTCATTGGCTGTACCGTTTGTAGTATGAATCCAGTGCTTGCCTTTAAAGATCTTGTAGTCGTTATTGATATCTTCACCTGGTATCTTGTAGGTGATGTTATCAAAGTAACGCAACTGATCTTTGACAGCGTTCAGGAAGTAACGATAGTCGTTGTCGTTAGCAATAGGAATAATTACCTGCGTACCGTTAATCTTATCAGTCGTTGATGTAGACATCAAACTAATAATAGGTACCTGCTCGCCTTTATGAATAACGTAGTTGTATTCTGTAGAATCTACACGAGTTACAACATTAAAGCTATCTGCGTAGGCAAGAGGAGACTTAGCACCGATGCCAAAACCGCCGATCTGATCGTTGGTATCACGCTTTGTAGATGCAAAGTATTTAGAGTAAATATTCTTAATGCGTTCTGGAGACAAGCCAGGACCAAAGTCTTCGAAGATAATTTTACCTTCATCAAACCCAGGCTGGACCATTCTTACTTGCACATCAAGCTGTTGATCTACTTCTTCATGCGCGTCAAAGCAATTAGAAGTAATTTCTCGCACAATACTACCAAACTTATCGGAGTACAATGCGTCTGAGAATCCCTTGAACAGGACTCCCAATGATTCTGTGTCTATGGAGAATTCGGTATCTTGCACATCTCCAAGCACTTCCACTTCGTTCTGAGAAAACTGATTTAGTTTCATTGATTATAACTTAATTGAGGTTCTGCACTAGGTATTTCGAGATCTAAATGGGTTGAACACCACGTTATTATAGTCTCGACATATCTAGCAAATTCATCTGTAGATAACTCGGCAGTAGATACTGAGGTTGAACCTAGTACTTCTCCCGTATCAGGGTTGACAATGTCCTTACGACTGAAGTTTTCCTTCAGGTATAGATGGACATCTTCACGAGTAAGTGTAGCAGGAAGCTCACCTTCTCGTAGATCTTCTCGTACATAGCCGAGTTCATTTAAACGTTCGCGAATAAGATAGACAATCACGCCCCAGTAATACCTGTTTTGTGGGTTGCTTCTTTTATTCAGCTTAGTAAGAGTGACTTGTACGTCTTTGCCTTCGTATTTAGGCAGCTCGTCTTGGAAATAGACGGCATCTATTGGAATGATCTTACCATTCCGAACTGTTGCTGTGAAGTTCATTATACAATGGATTATCAACGATCACATCACGCTCATCCTTGTATATTTGAAACACTAGTTTACGATCTTCCTCATCTTCAACAGGATAGAATTCAGGTGCAGCTGCTGCCGTGACATACATCACGTTATCTTCTGCAAGCACGCCTTCATCTACAAGCACATCTTGCATGCACTTATTGTATATCCAGAGGTTATCGAGGTCCCAGTTACCAGCGCCAACTACATCATGTAGTTGTAGTTTGATCTGTACTGGGTACTCTTCAATCGATTCGATGCCTTTTACAAACGGTTTTAGAAAAGATTTGATCTCGTTCACAACCTTACTACGGATGTGAGGTGAGTCTGTTCCTTTATAGAAATCCTGACCGTTAATCTTCTTTAAGCGGGGTGTACCGACGACACGGGGATTTGCAATAACAGGATTGCCAAGTTTGTCTACAAGAATGCCTTTGTTGTTAAAAGGCAGTCCTTGATACTTCTTGGGTATCTTACTCTTTTTCGTATAGTATTTAGCTCGTCTCTTCTTTGAGAGCACTACGTGTTTAATATACTTTGGAACTGTAATGGATCTAATTAAATGGTTCATACTTAAACTCTTTGCTGCAAGTAGCGCACAAATTGTCTCATCTTCATTTGTTTCGCTGCTCTAATAGCACGAAACTTATCTCGAGAGAAGATCTTTAGGATCTTCTTCTGTATTGATTGCACTGTTGCAAGTTTTAAATCTTTCATTTGGAAGCTTTTTTAAATGATTCTACTAACATAATTGCATAGTCCTTTCCATGCTTACGCACGAAGTCAGACCAATCTTTTGCACCATAGTCTATAGTACCAAACCTACCATTGGTTAGGAAGATTGGTTCTATATTATAGCGTCGGCTTATCTCTGATGCCATCTTTATACCTGCATAGTCAAAGTCATAGAAGGTATACACCTTCTTAAACTTATCTTTTAGCATGTCAATGATGTCTTCATCTGGATACGCCGATTCACTCTGTGGTGCAACAGCAGGAATGCCAAATTCATATAGACACATAACGTCCTTCATGCTCTTGGTTAGAACTACGAAGTCACCAGTATCATTTAACTGTTGCTGACCTTGCATTACATTGGTGTTACACATAAACCGCATCTTATTACGGGTAGGATAGTATATCTTATACACGCCTTCATCAAACCTATATGCATAGGCAGGATCATCTTTTGTGTACCTGTATACCATCTTGCCGTTAAGCCATACGGCTTCACATGCATAGACACCAAAGTGTTGTAATGTTGTTTTCGAAATACCGAAGGACGACCAATAGTCTTTGTCTAAACCATTGAACGGTCGTATTCTAATATGTATTTCTGTGTTACGCTTCTGCGATTCACGTATCATATCGTAGTTGTATTCTACTCTTTCGACACGAGACTCGCCATCGCGTAACTTAAAGTCCTTTGCAATAATTTCTAAGGCTTCATTGAAGTTACATCCATAGATGTACTCAACAACATTGAAAGCGTTACCTGCAAAATGCCCAGAGAAATCTCTGAAGTACAGATCGCCACTTGGAGCATACCGGAACCCACATGTTGGGTTGTTATCTCGACGTAAGGGGCTGCAAATCTTTCTGTTAAATGTGATAGGAACTCCGAGGTAGTGTTCCATGATTTGCTCTTGAGTCAAATGATTCAAGATATACTCCTTAGTCAAGGGTTCTTGTAGCTCGTACATAACAATAAAATTAGAGGGGGAGAGCCGTAACTCTCCCCACTCAGGTTACCAATCTGGTTCCTCGTTGGTGCTCACCGAAGATGTTTCGGTAGCTTCCCAATCGGTAGAACTTTCGTCCGTAGGGGTCATGCGTTCTACACGCTCCCACTTAGGATCGATAGCGAGTTTGTTAGGCTCATTCATGGGCTGAATGAATGGCTTAATAGCACGCATCGGGAACGTCAAGTAGTCCTTCTTATTCAGAATGACCTTGATACGGATTAGTTTATCGATGTGGTTATTACCAAGGGCTGATATCAATGCCTGGCTAAACGCAGCAAAGCTATCCGTCTTACCAACGGATTTGATAAGCACCTCACGAGGAACAAATGTTGTTAGAATGTGGAAGATGCGCTCTGATTGCGCAACGTAGCGTCCTTTAAGATGTTCTTCTACATCTTTGCCCCATTGACGGGCATTACTGCGCTCACGTTCTTCATCGATTGCCCACTCAACATGACTAAATTTTGCACCTCCTGCGTCTTCAAAGTTGAAGCGCAATACAAGGTCACCTGTACCGTCAGATTTTGCAGGTTCGTAAACCACATTCACTAGTTTAACATTCTCATTAATACCAGGAGCCATGATGTTTGCCCCTGAACTTTGGCTAGTACTTTCGTCGAAACCGTAACTCATATTCTTTTTTGCTTAGAATCGTAAAGATAGTTAATCAATATAAATTTTATCCCATGTGAAATCGATAACATTACCACGTAAATGTTCACAACGTGATCCTGCCTCGATTTCTGATGAAGCTTCAAAGGTAACCTTTAAGTTGCCTTCTTCATCACGGTAAACAAAACCAATCGCATCACTGTCTGCCATAACTAAGTTCTTTAGTTTACCAGAAAGATCTAACGATGAGGTGTTTACCTCGACACTGTCAGAACCAATCAAGGTTTTCTTACGGTGTCCTATCAAAATTACCTGCGGCGCAAGTAGTTTTAATCTGTTGATAAGAGTGATAACTCTATCTCTTACTTGGGCATAACCGCCACCGTAAGGGATATCACCAATCTGTTTTACTTTGTTCTCTGCACAGATGGCATGTTCTATCCAGAACACGACATTGTCTAGAGTATCCAAAGCAATGTACTCATACTTGTGATCACTGTCACGGACAGCTTTCATCACATTCATGAGTTCGTTTAAACTGTTGACCTGAACCTTCATAGCACTAACAAAGTCAGTACCTTTCTCAGTGTCGAGGATCAAGCAGTTGTCTAACTCAGCAAGAGTCGTTGTCTTGCCGACCTTGCTCTGACCAAACAGGGTCAAGAGTTTAGGACTGCGTCTTGCAGGAGCAGAACGCGAGGTAGGTAGTTCCATACACTATTAATTACTAATTACTATTCGTTTTCGGAATACCCGTAACCCAGGGCAGGGGGTCTTTCGTAATCCCACTCATCAAACTTACCGTTGACAAGGTTATTCTTCAAGAGTGTTAACCCTTGCTCGCCTTTACGGTTCTTCAACACGTGCAAGGCAACAAGATTGTTTGTAGGAATATCCTTCTTACCGTAGTACTCAAGGTGTAAGAGAGAAGGCTGATGTATTACCATCGCAACATCTACCGCATGGTATATCTGTTTAGAACCATGGATGTCTGTCTTTGTAGGATAATGCAACGAAGGATTAGTAGGATCTAATCGCTTCTCGCTTTCTATCTTATCGTTGAGCTGACCTAGTAAGATGTTCATGGTATTGAATTCTTTACGAATCTCAATGAACAGTTTACCAAGACCTGCAAGCGTTTGTATCTCGTTCTCACCTACCTCTGGTTGTACCAGAAGTGTGTGGTCTAGAGTTACAATAAGCTCATCATCAGGAAACTTTGCTTTGAAGTCTTTGATTGTCTGATAAATCTTATACCTGGTAGTAGGTTGTTCTACAAAATAAATAGGTTGCTGACGCATACTTTCTATCTTGCTTTGGAAGAACTCATACTGCTGAGGTGTAAGTTTATCATACGCACTAAGCAAGTTTGCATACGATATGTCGGTCATTGCTGAGGCACGACGAAGGATTTCGTCTGCTGCACTCATCTCAAAACCGAAGTGTAAGATCTTGAATGACTTGTTAAAGTTCACATTCAAGTTAGGATCTAAGAAGTCTTGAAGCAACATGTTCAGGAAGTAAGACTTACCATGACCGGATGCACCTGCTAACAAATAGTTGTTACCAAAGCGCATACCGCCAAGCATTAGTCTGTTGTAGCCTGACCACCGCGTCTTTAAAGCCATGTTTAAATCGCTCATACCATCTTGTACAAGTTGATTGGCTTCTTTCAAAACACGATCGAGTGGTTTTATGACTACTCTAGAAAATGGTTTCGCCTGGGAGTTCACGGTTTCCTGCTTCTTTACGTTGATTTATTTCTTCTTCTATCGCTTCCCACTGTTTAGAGTCAAACCATTTGCGGATGCCCATATTGACTAGTTTGTTTTTTACAGCGTACTGGAGGCAATTCATAATAAGTTTATGCTTGTCTACACGCATTGCTATCTCTTTGTTGTAGTCTTCAAAGAACTTGTCTTTGTCTGTGTTACGGGCGGCAAATCGTTTGCCATCAATGTACAACATTCTAGGATAAGTATCCCAGAATTCTTTCGGTGCTATCTCTTCATCCTCAAAGTACAAGCCTGTAATAAACTTGTCTGTGCTGATGAAGGAGTCCAGATAGTAGTCGTCATCTCCATTTAAGTTGATGACCAAGCCTTTCTCAACAAGGTCATCGATGTCTTCAGGTGTGAAACCAGCGCCTTCAGTCACAAACTTATACAAGGGGGCATAATCTTTCTTATGCACTATTGTAAGGAATAGTAACTGGTTAGCATTGATCTCAAACTTGACGAGCAAGTCGATAAACTTCTTAACGTTGTCAATCATAAAGCCGATGTAGGTTTAGTTTTAAACTGTGTTCTTCAGCTCTTAAATCTATGTATAGATCGTATAAGCATTTGTCAATTTCACTGTCACTAAACTTTCCCTTGAGCTTTGATTGAATCGTTTCACTTGTGTCCGAAAAGGTTATAGCGCCCTGTGCTAACAGGATCACTAGTTCCATCTGTAGGTATTTCTCTCTGTGAGAGGTGCTTTTTGATTTCTTCGATGCTGTTGACATGAATAATGTTTGTAGATTTTTTCTGTCTCGCACGTAGCCAACGTTCATCTTGAGTATCTTTTATGTACACATTAATAATTACTGCAGTCTTACCCTCTTGGTAACGAATCGCACGACCTGTGCGCTGTAGATCCTGTCGTGTAGATGAATTGCCTGAGCTAATAATAGCAAGGTCAATACCTTTCACGTCAAAGCCTTCGTCAAGAGCACGTGCTGTGTGTATCACATGCACATCGCTTTTGTCGTCGTTAAAGAGTTCAAGATTGCGGGTCTTAATACCTTTCGGCATCTTAGAGTGGTAGTCTACAGAATACTGAGGCATTGCTGCGTTCAGTTCTTTTGCAAAGTCCACTCCCTCAGAGAATGTGATAGCTTTCTTATCACTAAACTCTTCGAGAATATCCAAGACCACTTGTTTCTTGGATGGTGCAAAGTACAAAAAGTTCTTACGTTTTTGCATGTTGCGATTGAAATTAATTGCGTACATAAACAGCTCGTCTGGATCTCTACGAACCGAACGAGCATAGCTTTCTCTATAAGATTTGTTGGACAAACAGGACATCGCAGTGTTAAAGTCATGGTTGAACTGAGCAAAGTTGAAATGGAAGTCTTTGTTTAACTTCTCATATGCTTGTTTATCTTCTTTACTCATCTCTATACCAAGATTAAACACCTTGAAGTTAGATACATAGCCGTTCTCTAACGCTTCTACAATATCTACTGTGTCTATGACAGGGCAGTAGGTACGTACCAGCGCATCACGATCATCACGACGATCAAGAGTTGCAGTCAAGCCAAGAATAAACTTGTACTTGGTGCGCTCAAAGATCTTAATGAATTCGTTTGAGGCGTAGTTATGTATCTCATCTAGTACAAGCAGATCATAGGAGCGATCCGCTTTGATTGCAGTATTAACAACAAGAACACTAACATTTTGCAAGTCCATACTTTCTATCTGTCCTTCCCACTGGGACTTCAGATACTGTGTAGGTACCACAACCAAGGTGGTACGCTCTGGACGACGCTCGTTCATCTTCTTGATGCATATTAATGCAACGAATGTCTTACCGAAACCAGTCGTAGCCTGTAGTGTGCCTCGACCTTTATTCTTCAACCATTTGTCAATAACCTCGTTCTGCCTTTTAAGTTTTTTTGGGTCTATCTTCATCCCGTACTAATGTCTTTAAAGCAGCATCGTATCGAAAACGATAGATGGTTCTATAGTCTTCACGAGATTTCCTTGGTAACTTCATAGTCGTTTTAGGTATAGTACTTTTAGGCAATGGTTCTGCTTCAGAATTCATACGAGATTCTATAGTAGTTTCATATATGCCTGCCGGTTCTAATACATCTATAAGCTTACGCACACGCTCAATCTCCAACAAAAGTTCTTCTTTCATTGGTATGTTTTTGTGTGCTAAGTTAAAGTCTATCAAACCTTTAAGGTAATCTTTCCAATACTGTAGCCTTTCATCAAGGCTAAGGTTACTATACTTTTTTATTTTTCCCATGTGAGTGATAAGTTAGTATCAGACTTCAACAGTCCATTAGGAATGGTAGTCAGTGCGGCTCTCTCCATGATTGCCTTCATGTCTCTCTTCCATTGGTCTGCGTAATCTGCATGAACTATTGTATCGATCTGATCATGCACAGTCATTACAATCTTAACAGGTAACTTGTTCTTTAGAATAAACTTACGCATGATAACAAGCGCTTCTTTGGTCATGTCTGCACCTGTACCCTGGATGGGTGTGTTCTTAGATGCACGCTCAATAGAACCAAACTCTACCATATCACGCATGTACGGTTCCCAATTCGGGAACCAACGAATGCGGCGGTATGGCTTGAAGGTTCTAATGTGACCGTTCGAAGTACCATAGTTACCAAGCTTAGTCAAGAAGTTCTTGATTCTTGGGAACGCTGTAAAGTATTTCTCGATTAGTTCTTCTGCTTCTGGTAAACTAATCTGCAGAGTATCAGATAGTTTGTGTGCACTCATACCATATGCCAAACCAAAGTTAATGCTCTTGACCTGCGTACGGAGCTTACCGTGCTTAGGACAACTACACTTTGCTTTGTTCTGACTGTAGAATTTACAGTTACTATCTGCTGCGTCTGACCATCGTACATCAAATACAAGTTCAGCGCATACACTATGCAAATCTTGACCAGTCTCAAGTGCTTGTATCCACACAGGATCTTGCGAACCCGTGGCTATGATACATAACTCCTGAGATGAGAAGTCTGACGAAGCAAATACATACCCGTCGTCGGCAACAAATGCATTTCTGTATTTATTATCTGCAGGTATCTGTTGCATGTTCGGATCTCTTGATGATACACGACCTGTATCCAATATCTGGTTAAAGGATGTGTGTATCTTACCGTCACTCTTTAGATATTTATCCAGGAACGAGGGACCATAAGCATTGTAGAGTTTCTCTTTCTCTTTGAAAGTAATATACTTACCAATGATCTCGTGCTTACCTTTAATTGTAGCAAGCAGTTTACCATTCACACTATCCAAGTCCTTGTCTATCTTATTGAATAGATTAAGTACTTGTTTAGGTGAAGAGAATGAGAAGGTGCTCTTCAATGTGCTGATCCTCGATCCTTCTTCGGTGTCAAACAAAGAGAGTGTGTAGTTCTTGGGGACAAAGTCTGCAAACATAGGATCTGATAGTATCATATGATACAACTCCTCTTCCAAGACATTCAACTCTTTCAGTACTGACTCCGCAGTATCTAACCATGTGTCCTTATCTATACCTATACCATTGTATTCTATATCAGCGAAGGCGAGAGAGGCATAGTTCTCAAGTTTGACCACTCTTTCAAGTCCGTTAACACAAACAGATTTTTCTTGAGAACGCTTAATGTCTAACAAAATCTCAATATCTTTTGCTGCATACTCTAATTGTGATAGAGTAAACCGAACAGTCCCAACCAAACCAATAAAAGAGTTCTGTTCAGCCTTAGACAATTGAATACCGAGGTGCCTCTCCGCCGTAGCCGATAAAGATTTGCTGAGGTTCTTCTTACCACAATGGATAACAGCCTCAGCAAGCATAGTGTCGTAGACATTCTCTATCTGTATATCTAATGCTTTACGAATGAACTTATAGTCAAACTTCACATTATGAAATACTTTCTGAATGTTTACGTCTAATAGTATAGGAATAATAGGGGTTAAAGAAATAGTAGTACAATCAATTACAAACTGCGCATCACTATCACCTATCTGGAACAAGAGTATCTTGTCATCGATAAAGTCTAGACCTGTAGTTTCTGTATCTATTGCAAGGACTTTCTTCGAAGAGCAATAGGAAATACAATGATCTAGAGTATCGACTATAGATATTCCTGTGAGATCTAGATAGGTGTTCTTAGTAATAAACTGCATAGTAATTGGTACTGTGCTTACTCTTGTGCAAGCTTGTTAAGCTTATGAACTCGAGCAGTAACTGCTGCTGCACTGCGTTCATAACCTGCTTTTGTTAGTGCTTCGCTAATATACGCAGGCTTTACCCCTAAGTTATAAAAGGATTTCACAATGTTATCCTCATCTTCCGTCCAACGTGTACCACCTGTATAAGGTTGACGCATTGTTAACTCAGGCATTCGAACCGGAGTATCTACTACAGCTTTCACTGTCTTTACTTGCTGTGTTCTGGGTTTCTTAAACCATTTAAACATGACTATTAGTATTAGATAGTAAGACTACGATGACTTTGATCTTGCATTGCTCATCTCCTTGCGGACGATATCTCGTTGCTATCGTAGTTTACTATCGGTTATTAAAATGCAGCGTCCTCTTCTACTGGGTCGAGGATAGTTTTCTGTACTGCAGTTACACGCTCCTCTACGGGAAGCGTTGCTGACTTGTTATCGTCAAGCTTGTGACCTGCAGATTGGAACGCTGCACGAACCTGAGATTCAAAGCTAGGCTCGTTAGTCATACCCAACACAACAGTTGTGTAAGTTGATACAGGACGGTCATCGATTTCATACTCCTCTACTGAGCGAGTAACGATGGCACCAGGAACTTTCTCGCCTTCAACTGCATCATACATGTAATGCATCTTGTCGTCGAGGTAAGACTCCTCGTATCGAGTAATGCTTGACGTGCGCGCTGGCATGCGTACTAACATTACTTCTCCTGTTGTCACATCAACAACCTCTTTGTGTTGTGGTGATTGAAATGTAACTAGCTTGTAGTTACGTCCGTTTTTATCTTGACGTTGCTCACTTACTTTCACTACTGTCAAGAGTTCACTAGAATTTGCCATGGTTAATTTATTATTTAGGCGTTAATTAAAAGATTGGGTTGTTTTTTACGCGTACAACCCGGTGCAATACTGCACCAAAAACGCATCACATATCTCATCTTGAGATATACTTACACTCTTATCTCACCCAACGTGAGCTCTGGCATATTCTCCCACAGAGTATCGATAGCATCTTCATAACCAAGAGCATACGCTTCTTTGATATGACTGTGCCATGTCTTTGGATACATCTGTAAGAGCAGGGATAATCGGGAATCACGAGTAGTTACTTGGTATCTACCCTTCTCGATACGTTTATTCTTCTTCTGACTCATCACACTTACACGATTCTGATTCACACTCGTAACAACATTCACAAGTCCAATCATCATCGTTGTACTCGTGACATACAGGACATCTTGCAGCCTCATCATCCTGATAATCTGCAAGTTCACGGTCGAGATAGTACATTAGATATGTCCATTAACCTCTGACCAACTCATCGGGTACACTGTGACATCAGCAGCATCAAGCTTGCGTCTGTTCACAAAGTCTTGACCTTTGTCTCGTGCAGTATCATATGAATGGAAGGCACCTACCTTTACGATAGTACCATCATCATAGTTCTGCACGATGGTCAAGAATACTACTGCGTCATCTTCATCAGGAATGTCTGCGGCAATACTGTTGCGATTCATTTGCTCTATGAAGAGCTCTTTCATCTTTCCCATCTTCTTCTTAGGTAATCAACTAATACGATAACTAACACAATACCGACACCAATCAACTGACCGATGCCGTAGTACACTGAGTGAAGGAACAAACTACTCATCTTTGAATAGCTTGTCCCACATACCAGAAGGTATGCCAGTGATTAATAACTCCCGCTGATCAGGAGTGAGGTCAGGGAAATTATCTTGGATATACCCTATACCTAGTTCGTGGTTCACTACACCAGCGTATGGTACAGTGAGTCTGTGCTTATTGTCAAGCACATCGGTAACTTCGAGGACCACGGTCTGTGGCGCCTCTCCGTTACCAACAATTCTATAGTTGTTCATAGTATTACTTAAATCTACGAGTGATTACCCAATCGTCTTGTTCCCAAGAGATGTGGTGCTCATCATAACTGACAACAGTACGACAACCTACCTTGACTAGTTGATCATCGATGTAGGTAAGAGACACATCACCTGTGCTTATCCACTCCCCATCGTTGAGGTAGTACCAATACACATCAGTAGAAGTGAAGACTAACTTCTCATTGTTCTGTTCGAACACAAGAGTCTCGTCTGGCTTCTCAATAATAGTCTCGTATACTTCGTACTCACCTAATAGTACAGTAGGCGAGTGGTCTTCTTTAGTACATGAACAAGTCACGACCATGAAGAGGAGTAAGAAAGGGATTACTGCAGTACGCAGTATCCCCTTTGCAAATTCGTATGGTGTTGGATGCTGATTCATATTACAACAGATTTTTATTGTAATACTCACGCATCTTATCCTTACGGTCAGTGTATTCTAATGCAACGCCGATGAATGTACCGACAGTAGCAATGAATGACAACATAATTAAACCACTATGATATAAGTGGCTGAACTCAGAGACAAACGTAGTCTCTCCTTCAAATCCAAACAGTAACGATAACACTAAGGCTAACATTGTGTGGATGCTCATCAATGTGACGAGGAACAATGCGATGAATGACAAGTAAGTCATCACGCGTGAGAAAATAAACTTCTTCATTGTTGGTGGTGTGCAGTGTTATTCTCTTGCACTCTTGAGTTTAGTTGGTAGTTAATAGGAGGACTGGTTACCCTCTCTGTACCGTTTACCCGGTTGACGATGCATGTGGCTACATGCGATCTAGCTTCTCACATGCACTAGCTAGAACGTAAGCGAAGGAAGGAGATGATCAGTCCCCTCCCTCCTAACACAACATAGTTCCAAGCAGAGCAGCGCTTGGTAATGAACCATCGTCCGATACTAGAACTATGTTATGTGTTAAAGTTTAGTTGTAGTTTGCTCAAATCTAGAAAGACCTTCACGCTGTACAACTTCATATACTTTATCAATGGCGTCTACAACACCAAGTATGTCTACTAACTCCACATTCTCTGGACTTAGTTTGCGTAACAACGCATTGCTCTCGGCAACGAAGTTGTATAATTCGAGATATAATTTGTCTGTCATTGTAAATAATGATTGGTTTATACGATGTAATTACATGCACACTTTACACACATGTGCACTGGGTTAGTCTATATAAATAGTATGTTCTGTAAGTTATAGGCTAACGAAAAGAGGCAATTCACTGGGCATATAGCCTGGTCAACGCTCATGCGTTCTTCTGTACCTCCACTATTAGACGGGGTATGGTGTAAGGTTTAGACGCAGTATGATGTAAGGTTGAGTGTGGTACAAAGCAAAGGGAACGCCCGAAGACGCTCCCGATTACCCCTAACTACGAGCAAACGTAAACCACACGAAGGACTTACCATCCTCAGTGATACGCTCCTCAGCCTCGATGTGGAAACCATCAGGCACTGGGAACTGAGTACCCACCTCCGGTACTGGTTGACCAGCGTCGAGCAATAGGTTGCCCGAACCATCGGCTGAAACAAACGGCGTGCCCTCAATCGGAGTTGACAATGAGCACAACGCAGACTTTTCGCTTTTAGACAGAGCGACTACTGTAAGAACCTGAGCCATAAGACAAAGATTTGTGAGACTCGAAAGCCTCTGGTTAATGGCACCGGGGTATCCGATGCTCCGTTATCAGTCGGGGTCGTCGGTGTAAGGTGGTGCCCGAATTCACACCCCTGTCTAATTTTTTTTGGAAAATTTTTTAGCTGTATGTAGGCTTACGCCCTAGCACCAGAGTGCGTATAGAGGAGAAAAAGGAGATAAGTTGTTGAGTGTGTGGGAGATGACTAAAAAGTTAGTGTACGTGGGATACACTTTAAGTGTACGTGGGGTACACTAAGTCTGATTTTGAAAGAATGTAAGAAATTAAAACTGTAAAAGCAAAAAGAAAATGAAGTGTTTTATAGTTAGTGTATTTTTTTGTATACTTGTAGTGTATGTGGCGTACACTTTAAGTGCCAAAAAGACGAACTATGTGGACTAGACAACATGTGGCATTGGGGTATAGCGCTGAGACTAAAGAAACTAGAGTGCTTACTATCTATGTAGATGTGCAAGCAAATTATATGATTGAGATCCAGCAGGACAGTGAGGGTGAGATCATAAAGTGTGAAGTAGATGCAGTAAATGAAGAAAGAGGTTAACATTACATACATCAAGGGGTGGGCTCTCTCTGACGGGATCAAGCGACCGATCCATGGGTATACCAAGGTAGGTACGTTATTTACCAAGCACTACCACAATGCAATTTATTTATTGGCGGGATTAAACTCTAGTTCTAGGGATCTGTTAGAATTTTTGATTCAGAGGATGGACGGTAACAATGTGGTGTTGTCGAATGCTAAGATCCGTGAAGATTTTATCTTGCTTATAGAAAGGGCAACTAATGGGGACGTCACCTACACACACAATACAGTGAAGAAGGCGTTCCAGACGTTGGTCAAGAAGAAGTTGATCATACAGAGAGAGCAGCGCGGTAGTTACACAGTCAATCCGGAGTACTTTTTTAAGAAGGACGAGCGTGAGCGAATACAACAAATAAAATTAATACTAGAAAACAAGTAAGCTATGGGTTACATTCCATTGGGTGCGACATTGGTTATCAAGGCACCAAAGATTAGCGAGAAGACTGAGGCAGGAATCCTGAAGTCTGAGGCAATGATTAAAGAAGAGAAGATGAGCTGGGACGGCACAGTAGATGTTATTGCTGTGGGTCCTATGTGTAAGCACATCTCTGCGGGTATGAAGGTGTTGTTGCAGACGAATGCAATCATGCACCCTGTACTTATTGATGGTGACGAGTATTTGCAGGTAGAAGAATACTCAGTGCTAGGGTACTACAATTAAAAAGTGTATACAAGGGGTGTGACTCGTTTTTGAAGATGTAAAACGTATACATTTTCTATATATTTGGTTGTATATCAATTTAAGTAAAATAATATGCAAGCAGAAAAAGAAGGCTTTGTATACAGACTATACGACTTCAAAAGCGAGGAGCACTACCAGACCGTCAAGTTTACTGAGAAGAATACTGACGGCACTTTTAATCCTGGAACAACCAATGAAGAAGTGGTACAAATGTTGATTGACCGCTTCTACTACCTACAGAAGAACAACTGGTCGGCAGAAAATGCAACGGTCATTATCCTGTTGAAGAATGTACGTCAGTTGTTGGCGAAACGTTTAAGTAGAAAAATCGAGAAGGTTAAGAAGTATAATGAACAGAGTAGTTCAAATACCAACAAATAGTAGAAACCTAGTAAGAGATTATGTACTAGCAGTAAACGGCATCCTGAAACTCACGGATCGTGAGGTTGAGGTGGTTGCTGCTTTTATACGTTACGATAAAGAGAATGCAGCTACTCCCGCCGCACGTAAATATGTGGCAGAAGAGCTTGAGATGAAATCTGTTGCGGTGTTGAACAACTTTGTCAAGGCTTTAAAAGACAAGGGCGTGATACTTCCTGTCCCCGATCAAAGGAACAGGTACACCTATCACCCTATTATTAAGGACATAAACAAAGATGTATCAATACAAATACGGTTTGCTACCTGAGGAATACATAATTGAATACCTATTTACGGTGGACGAGACTAGAGAGATGTTTCAATTTCTCAAGCATCAGGAGAATGCCTTTTACGAAGCAAATTTGATCTATAACCACGAAATAGAACACAACGAAGAGTCGGAGTGGACGCTCAGATTCTTTATATCAACAAAAGATGGGGAAACGTAACGAGGTTAAACAAGAGATCTACAGGGAAATAGCCAAAGAGACTGGAGGTACAATCCAAGAGATAGAGAAATGTGTGGAAGCGCAGTTCAGTTTTATCGAGAAGATCATACGTAGGGGAGAGTTCGATACTGTACGTATGCCATACCTTGGAAAGTTCACAGTCAAGCCAGGAAGAGTAAAAATGTTAAACAATAAGAATGCGATTATTCAGAGAAGAAAACTTTCAGGTGATAATTGACCCTGAGTTAAAGACCATTCCACAGTTTAAACGCATCATCACTAGAGATCGCGACAGAAAAAAGCGCGCAGCTTTTAAAGAGCTGGCGTATATCTACTTTGTCTACGATTATAAAAGCCCTTACTTTATATATCCAGAAGCCGAGCGCCGCACTAGAGTGCGCAAAGACTTAGATCTAGAGCCAGGCTGGATGGAAGACAGCGAGATGAAGCAAGCCATTGCTAAGTACGTCTCGTTCTTAGATACCCCTACTATTAAATCACTGATTGCTATTCGTGAAGGGCTGTTGTCCTCTGCGAAGGTTATTGATGCACTACGAATGCGCATTGATGAGACGCTCGCTGATGCCATGGATGATGAGGCGGAGGATTCCGTGGACATCGGCAGCGTTGTAAAGAGTGTGACACAGCTTATAGAGCTGAGTGAGAAACTGCCAAAAGCCATAGACACAATATCTGACCTAGAAGATAAGGTTAAGAAAGAGCAATCTAACGATGCTCGTATAAAAGGTGGTGGAACTAAAGGTATGTTTGAGGACTAATGAAACAGATTAAAGAAATCATAGAGGGCTGGGGTCGACTAGCGCAGGATAAAATCATGGGTGTAGATACTGACATGAGAAAGCTTGCAGATAGCAGACTAAACGTCTGTGAGACGTGCCCACTAAGATCTTATAATAGATGTGATCCTAGAAAAGAAGGACCACATGTAAAAACAGGTAAAATAACTAAGGGATGTGGCTGTATTTTAGGCGCCAAAGTTTTGGCAGCTACAGCAGAATGTCCTTTAGGTAAGTGGTAGTATGTTTACAAACACAGAAGAGTTTAGAAGAGAGGCGTTACACTACCTGAAACACGGGTATTACTGTGCAGATACACCAGGATCTGTAGCATACTACGAATATTGGCAGGAACAACTGCGTAGATGTCGTGAGGGCTACAGTGTTGGCGGTATGCACATTACAGGACACCACTATTTCTATTTAAACTTCTGTCAGATCAAGCTTACAAAGGTTGGTAACGAAAAAGTTACCAAGAACGCTACAAAGATTGTAAGCTTTCCAGACTTCTGGGACGGCGATTGGGAATTCTTCACTGCACTGCAAAAAGCACGTGAGGAAGGTAAGCATGTTATTGTAGGTAAAGCCCGTCGTAAGGGGTTCTCGTACAAGAACTCTGCTATTGCTGCTAATACCTACAACACTGTCAAGAATAGTTACACGCTACTGTGTGCTCATGACAAGAAATACCTGTATCCTAAAGGTATTATGACTATGACGGTAGATCACATGAACTTCTTAAACGAGAATACTGCGTGGTCAAAGCGTCGTCAGGCTGTAGATAAACAGAATCATAAACGTGCCAGCTTTTATGAGTATATCAACGGACAACCTGTAGAGCGTGGTTACAAGTCTGAGGTAGAGGCGATAACCTTTAAGGATAATCCGGATGCCGCGAGGGGTAAGGATGCGACTCTTGTAATATTTGAAGAGTGTGGAGCCTTTGACAACCTCAAGGATTCGTTTATGGCAACTAAGCCTACGGTAGAAGATGGTGGTATTACGACGGGACAAATAATTCTGTTTGGTACGGGTGGTGATATGGAAGGTGGAACAATTGACTTTGAGAGTATGTTCTATAATCCGGATACATACAATCTTTATGCCTTTGACAACATCTGGGATGAAGGAGCCGAAGGGACTTCGTGCGGATTCTTCTTTCCTGATTACAAGAATAAGGTCGGATATATGGACAAAGAGGGTAACTCTCTTGTTGCAGATGCCCGACTTGCAGAAGAAGCTAAACGTGAGAACATTAAAAGAACCTCAAAAGATGCTGGTGTTATTGATAAGCATGTCACTGAATATCCTTTTAATCCTAAAGAAGCCTTCCTACAGAAGAGCGGTAATGTATTTCCTACAGCTGCTCTTGTTGAGCATCGCAACAATATTATGCGTACTGGGGTTTTTAAAAATATTGGGGTAAACGGTTATTTGATCCAATCCCAAAACGGTGTAAAATTCAAACCTAACGAAAATGCTATACCTGTATTAAAGTTTCCACACGACAAAGGGTCTAATGTAGAAGGGTGTGTAGTTATGTACCAGACTCCGTATACAGATGATTCGGGGCAAATCCCTGATAACATGTACATTATAGTGCATGACCCCTATGCACAGGACGGCGGTAGTGGTAAATCGCTTGGCGCTGCCTATGTAATCAAACGTGTCAACCCTATATCTAAGCCTGACGACATGATCGTAGCTAGTTATGTAGGTAGACCTCAGACACAGGATGAGTATAACTATAACTTATTCCTACTTGCAGAGTATTACAATGCACGTATCGGGTTTGAGAATGATCGTGGTGAAGTAGTACCTTATGCAAAAAGAACAAGAAATTTAAAGTGGCTGTTGCCTGAAGCAGAAATATTTAGTAAGAACGACAATGTCAGTATTCGTAAGCTTGGACGTACGTATGGAACCTCTATGGGATCTAAAGAACGTAAGGGTCAGGCAGAGATATACTTACGAGATTGGCTTAGAACTCCGCGTGGGGTTTCAGAGTCTGGTGAAAAAAAGTTAAATTTGCATTATATTTACGACTTAGCATTACTAGACGAGCTTATTAAGTATAGGAAAGGTAACTTCGATAGGGTTTCAGCACTGCTTGTTGGTATGTTTCATCTTATTGCGCTATTTAACCGAACAGTTGAAGAAGCGGAAGAGCGGAGCTATACCAGCAATGACTCATTTTTTAATCGTGAATTGTTTACGTAAACCTTAATTTGATGCCGTTAATTCCGAAACAAAAACTACCATCTTCCAAGAAGAACCAGGAATGGGGGGAGAAGTGTATACAAGCTTACATTGCGGAGTCTTCGTTTTCATCCACAGACAAGGCAGGTCTGGTAGATTTGTATGAAATATACAACGGTGAGTTAGACGAGGGTAGATACAATTATGTGACTAATCCGTATAACTCTGAGAAGTGGAAGAAAAGAAACTTCCCTGCTAAGCTTCGTAACTATAACATTATCAAGCCTGTAGTAGATCTACTATTGGGTGAAAAAGCTAAACGTCCAAACAGCTATCAAGTTGTCGTACGTAATGCAGATCTACATTCTCGCAAAGCAGAAGAGATTCATAAACAAGTTTTAGACTCTTTACAGCAAATGTTTATCAATGAGCTTAACGCTCAAGGGGTAGACACTGGTGTAGAATCACAAGAGGTCCCTACTCCGAAAGAAGTAGAGCAGTTTATGAATGTAAACTACAAAGACTCACGTGCTATCATTGGGCAACAGTCTTTAGATTATTTGCGTGACTACTTAGATCTAGAAGATAAATTCCAAAAAGCTTTCTTTGATTGGCTTATTACAGGTCATGTGTATTCTTACAAGGGTACTTGTATGGATGATGTAGAGTTTGAGATCGTATCTCCTCTAGATATTGATTATCAAAAATCTCCAGACATGGAGTTTATTGAAGATGGTGATTGGGTAGTACGTCGTAAGATTATGACTACTAATGCTGTCGTAGATGCTTTCTACGATGTATTAACACCTCAGCAGATAGACGACCTAGAAAGTCCAAGCTCTCGTAGAGAAGGCTCAGGCTATTTAGGTGCAGCTCTTAACCCTACACACGAACAAGATGATACTGATCGCTATGTAGAAGTAATGCACGTTACCTGGAAATCATTCCGTAAGGTAGGTATTCTTACATACACAGATGAGTTTGGGTTCTTGCAAGAGATGGAAGTAGACGAAACATACAAACCTGATAGAGATGCTGGTGAAAGATGTCAGTGGTTCTGGGTTAATGAAGTATGGGAAGGCTACCGCATCGATGGTAACATCTTTGTTAACATCCAGCCGTTTGAAGTACAGCGTCCGTCTATGTCTAACCTCAGCTTATGTAAACTCCCTTATAATGGTCGCCACTATTCTAACCGTCATGCGGATAACGTTTCTATTGTATCTATGGGTCTTCCTTATCAGATTCTTTATAACGTGTTCCATTATCGTATGGAGCTTACCATGGCGAAAAATAAAGACAAGATTGCGCTTATAGAGATGAACACTATCCCTAAGCGTCATGGGTGGGATGAAGAAAAGTTCATGTACTATGCAGATGCAATGGGTTTTGCCTTTATTGATTCTACTGCTGAAGGTAAGAACCAAGAACGTGTTACTTTTAACCAGTACCAAGTTCTTGACATGTCTTTGTCGCAGTACATCAGTGCTCAGTTCCAACTACTACAAGCTATTAAGCAAGAGTGGGAAGACTTAGTAGGTATTACCCGTCAGCGTAAAGGACAAGTAATGGCGTCAGACGGTTCAGGAGCTACAGAACGTGCTGTATTCCAGTCGTCTGTAATGACTGAAGAGTTGTTCCGTAAGTTTGAGAAGTACGAAGAGAAAGAAATGCAAGGACTATTAGACTGCTCTAAGTTTGCTTGGCGTGGTGGTAAGAAGACGGCATACATTACTTCGGATTATCGTAATGAGTTGCTAGATATTGACGGACAAGAGTTCTCAGAAGCTGAGTACGCTGTGTTTGCTAAAAACTCTAGCAAGGAAAATACTAAACTTGAAACATTTAAATCTCTTGCACTATCGTTTGCACAAAACGGATCTGAGCCTAGCACGGTTGCAGAAATCCTTGATTCTGACAATTTCTCTAACATTAAACGACTTGTTAAAGAAGCCGAGGTTAAAAAGCAAGAGCTTGAAGCTCAGCAACAACAAGCTCAGCAAGAGCAACAAATGCAGCTGCAGCAAATGCAAATGCAAGCTCAAGCCGAAGCAAGAGAGTTTAAAGCAGGTGAAAACCAAGCAGACCGTCAAAACAAACTAGACGTAGAGGCAATGAAGATTGCAGGACGTCAGCAAGATCAGGATGCTAATAACAACGGTATTCCAGACTATATGGACATTCAACGAGTAGCTATGGAGGAAAAACGAATCGAATCAAACGAGCGAATTCAGAACAGAAAGCTTGATATTGAGGAGAAGAAGATTAACAAAAAAGACTAAAACATATAAAAAGTTTATATTAAAAGGCTTTTTAACAGACAGTATTAACCCCTTATAATTCTTTAATTTTACAGCAATGAGCGCAGATAAGTTAGATTTAAGCCAGGTCAGTGTTAGTGATATCTTTAACGATAACGGACCTACACCAGAACCTGTAGTGGATGAGTCTTCTGAAGCAGTAGACGAGCAACCACAAGACGAACCTCAGCAAGATGAAGAATCTGTTGACGAGCCGCAGGCAGAAGATATGCAGGCGGAAGAAGAAGATGTTGATGAGCCTATAAGCTCTGACAACGGTGAGCAGCAATCAGAAGAAGAAGAGTCTATTATTAGCGAGCTTCAAGCCAAACTTGGTTACGAGCTTGATGAAGACTTTGACGAAAGCATTGAAGGTCTTACACAGTTTACTAAAGCTACTGCAGAGAAGATGGCACAAGAGCAGATGCAGAATGTGTTTAATGCATTCCCAGATGTTCAAGAGTATCTTAACTACAGAGCTAATGGTGGAGATCCTCGTCAGTATTTTCAAACAGCAGCACCAGAGCGTGACTTTAGCGCAATGGAAGTAACTTCAGAAGATGTTACTACACAGAAGCAAATAGTAGGAGCATATTTAGAATCACAAGGTTTTGATCAATCAGAGATCACAGAGACTTTGGAAGATTACGAAGATGCAGGAATCCTTGAGCGTCATGCTAAAAAAGCGTTAACACGTTTGCAGGCAAAACAAGCTCAGGATAAACAAATCCTATTACAGCAGCAACAAGCACAAGCACAGCAGCAAGCAAAGGAGAATGAAAGAATGTGGAATGAGATCAACGGATTGGTTCAAGAAGGAACCTTGAAGGGTCTTACAATTCCAGAGAGAGATAAGAAGCGTTTCTTTAATTGGATGGCAGCTCCAGTAGATCAGCAGGGAAATTCTCAGCGAGCTATTGACCGCTCTAAGCTAGACCAAGAAACACTCTTAGCACTTGAATACATAGTTTATAAAGGCTTTGACTTATCTAAGTTAGTAGCCAACAACAATACAACACAGAAGGCACGTTCCTTGCGTAGTAAATTATCTAAAGGAACTAGCAGTACAAGTCGAATGAAGAGCAGCAAGCCGGGTTATACTAAAGCACAAAAACTACCGGATTTAAAAGATTTGCTTTAATAACTTTAATTTTTAATATTTCTAAATCATGGCAGCTGATAATTTGAAAAAATTACGTCTGTATCAGGATACCTTCAACGCTGAAGGCATGACCGACGAGAACTCGTTGGCAAATGCTTTGTTGACTGAGCCTGATAAGTTGTCTCCAGTCCTGACTCACTTGGCAGGTCGTGAAGACAAGCGTTTCCCTCTCTCTTTCTTGACTGAGGGTATGAACAATGTCAAGTACATTAATGACATTGAGTACGATTACCCAGTAATGGGTCGCTTGAACAAGAGCGTTATGGCAACAGCACTTACTGGTACTGGTGCATCTCACTCTCGTTTCAAAGTAACTTTCGCGGAGAAGTGGTTTGTTAAGCAGTACATTATTGAGAATCCAGCGGGTATCCAAGCTCGTGTAATGGAGGATCCAGTAGAAGCTGCAGGTGGATGGCAGTACACGCTACAGTTGGTAACTTCAGACAGCTCTGAGTCTGTTTCTAGCTCTGACGTAGTAGGTAAGCAGTGGGTTCAATTGTTTGCCCCAACTGCATTCTCAGGATCTCGTGGTAACGAGAGCAACTGGGTTGCACCATCTAAAATGCGTAACCAGATCTCTTTGATTCGTAAGTCTTACCGCTACGAAGGTAACATGCCTGACCGCGTTGTCAACGTTGAGTTGAACGTAGGTGGTCGCACTACCAAATTGTGGTACGATTTCGAAGAGTACCAGCACATGCTACGCTGGAAAGAAGAGACTGAATACTCTCTATGGTACTCTAAGTACAACCGCGATTCTGACGGTTTGATCCACTTGAAAGATGACAACGGTAAGCCAATTCCTCTAGGTTCTGGTGTAATCGAGCAGATTCCTAACGTGGATACTTACTCTGACTTGACTGCTACTAAGTTGAAGAACGTTGTTCGTGATGCTTTGTACGGTGCTTCTGATGCTCAGCAAATGAACATTGTATTGTTCACTGGTTTGGGTGGTCTAGAAGAGTTTGATAAGGCTATGAAAGATGAGATCTCTAGCGGATCTTACATCAAGAACACTGACCCAGCAAGCTTTATTACTGGTTCTGGTGCTAACTTGCAGTTGGGTGGATTCTTCACTAGCTACAAGCACATTGATGGTCACACTATTACTGTACGTCACTTGCCATTGTTCGACCACGGAGCCCGTGCATTGAACAGCGACAAGCACCCAGTAACTGGTTTGCCTCTTGAGTCTTACCGTATGATCTTCTTGGATATGAGCTCTTACGATGGTGAGCAAAACGTTGCAATGGTTACACGTAAAGGACGTGAGCTTGTACGTTGGGCTGTAGCAGGTGCTTCTGTGCCTCCAGGATTCGCTGGTAACGCATTGCGTGCTAACGACGTGGATGGTGCATCTGTACACTTCATGAAAGAATCTGGTATCTCTATTCGTCGTGCAACTAACTGTTTGCACCTCGAATGTGTGAAATCATAACAATTAGGGGTTTAGGGGGAGTATGCTTCGGCACTCCCCCGAAATCCCATTTTTAATATAGTAAACCCCATAGAAGATGGCATCTAGAATTATAACAATTAAGCGTAGAGAGAATACTACAAACCTTCCTGATCACGTATATGCAGAAAGCAAAAGACGCATTGGTAGCGTTTTCACCAAGACAGGTGATATTTATTCAGGTCTGACCTTTCAAGAGCAAAAGAAGTTTTTACCATACATATTAGGTGTGGATGCATCGGACCCTGCGTTCGGTAAAGCAGTTAAGAATTATTTTCGGAATATGACTATTGAGGTGCCTCTCGAAGGTACACAGCTAGAAGCTGGTACAGATGAGAGTGGTGAACCTCTAAACGTGATGGATTACGTAAAGTACAAATTTGCTAGTACACACCCCCATGTAGCTGGCGACGAGGGCGATTTGAGCTCAAGCCGCGGATACAAGTACTACATTTACGACGAAGCTCTAGAACTAGAAGAAGATTACAATGAACTAGAGTACAGAAAGAAAGCTTACAAAGAATTCATCAAGCTTACAGACAACGAGAAGAAGATGGACATGGTTGTTCGTCTACACTTAGAGAACCCAGCCAAGATGAGCTCAAAAGAGAAAGAGTTATTCTTAGAGGCAATGGTAGAAGAAGCACCCCTAAACTTCTACAATATTGCAACTAGCAAGACTCTTGAACTTGAAGCGTTTATTGAGGAATGTCTTACTGCAGAAGTTCTGCGTAAGGTGGGCAACTCGTTGTTGTTAGGTGATGAGAAACTTGGTGATAGTATGGAGGAGGCAGTACTGTTCTTGAAGGACAAGAAAAATAGTTCCACACTAACAACTCTCAAAGCTAGAGTACAACAATTTGCTGAATAATGACCGTACAAGAAATGCACTACGCCGTAGACCAGGGACTCCAGAAAGTGGGGTCCTATGTCTATGACACCTTTTTAGAAGAAGAGATTGACTTCTTCCTAAACAAAATGCAAGAGCGTTTTATTAAGGACAGAGTCTTTCGAACTTCTGACCCTAAAAGGCTGGGCTTTTCTTTAAATCAAAAACGTCTCGATGATATAAGGGTCATCTTAGAGATAGACTTTATAGATACAAATACTGGCGATGCTAATGCAGAATATCAGCGCTATGATCTTCCAGTCGACTATTTGTATCTTATTAATCTTAGAGCTCGCCTGACTCCCTCGCATTGCGATAGTACGGTCTTAAACAAGGTGCCCGCACGCGTTGTGGAGCAGGACAAGCTTTATGAAATGCTTAGAAATCCGTTTGCAAAGTCACTTCCTACTACACCTGTAGCAGCTTTAAACTCTGAAGAGATCACTATCTATCAGACTAAAAAGTTTATATTAAAAGGTGTAGAGCTTGACTACATTCGGAAGCCCGAAGAAATTAGCTTATCTTCGAATCAAGATTGCGAATTAGCAGAGCATACCCACCATGAAATAGTGGATATGACAGTCAAGCACATTTTAGAAGTTATAGAATCTCCGCGTTATCAAACTAACGCAGCCGAGGAATCGCAGTCAGACTAATTAGATTTTACTAATTCTTATAAATAACTTTTAAAATGGCAACACAAGTTTTTGTTATCAACGCCGATGCTGACCTTAAGGTAGCAGTTGACGGCGGAGCGCCAGCAGCATACAGTGCTACAAGTATCACTGAGTCTGTAAACGGCACTATTTCATTCTTCGCCAATGGGCGTTCTTCTGTAGATCTAGATCCTACAGAAATCGTACGCGTAACCAAAATGGATTACGCAGCAGGTACTGCACAAGTAGCTACTATTGATTTATCAGGTGTAGCATCTGGTACTACTGAGTACGTTAAAATCATTAATACTACTCTAGGTACTATGAATCTTCCAGTTATGTCTTTCGAAGGCGACAATGCGGCGGCTATCGAAGCATTGATGGACACTGAATTTGCAAAAGCAGATAGCGAATTCGAAGGATTCTCTGCTTCTGTATCTGGTGAGGTTATTACTGTAACTGCTCCAATCAACAGCTCTTTCCGTTTGGCAGGTGCTGATGGTTCTAGCATTTCTTACACTACAAACATGTCTCCTTCTGTAGGTGAGGCTGATGATGTGACTGCATTGTACGACCAGTACGCTGGATACGATGGTATCACTAACCGTGTAGGTTACCCAGTAGTACGTCCTACTAGCCCAGTAGTAGCAGCTAACAACTACGACATCGTAGTATGTGAGGCAGTTACTAAGGCAGCGTCTAAAGACGGAATGTCTGCTCAAAAAGGCGAGTACATCAAACTCATCTTTGCTATCAAGGATGATGCAACACTACTATCAAACGGTGGTACTGCAGACTTGTACGATGCTTTGGTAGCATACCAAGACTAATATTTAGGATAGTGAGGAGAGTGCATTTGTGCTCTCCTCTTATTCTTAACTTAAAATCTAACCATGGCTGCATTTTTTACATTTGACATTGTACCTTCTACAACTATCCGCTTTACTGCGCCGTATCCTGATCCCTCAATCTCTACGGCGTCTTTAGCTATTACAACCCCGGATTCTGTAGTAATTACAATTAGTGATCTTGTAACAGTTGCAGGCTTTGATGTCGATAGCCCTGGTACTTTAGTAGATGTTACAGTTACAGAGCTTAATGCTGCAGATTCATCAGACGTTTCTATTGTAAAAGGCTCTGACACCCTTACAACTTTACCTTGGACTAAGTTTCCTCCAGGACGTTATCAAGTTACATATACAGCGGGCAGCGACTCTTTAAGTAAAGAGTTTTTGTTGTTTACAACAATTGAAGACTGCTTATATACAAAAATTGATGGCTACATGTACAAGACATGTTGCGATTCTTGTAACGGTACTGAGGTTAAGCGATTGGTTGAAAAACTAATTGCTGTAAAAGAGGGTGCTCGATTAGATTTTAAATATGCTGCTTGGGCAGATCTAACTGCAAAGTTGACTGCGCTTGAGCATTTGTGTGAAGACGATTTCTGTACTTGTGACTGTGGATGCTAATGGCTACTAAGGAATACAACTATAAAAATTATTTAAACGGCTCTGTTCTAAGCTCTGATGAAAAGGCTGCTGTAGAAAAGGAAGGGATGGTTCTTGCAAAGAACTTAACCAAGCGTTTAAATTACGATCTTTGCACTCGTACTGTAGAGAACAAATTAGCGTACATGATTGCACGCGCAGAATACTGGAGAATCAAAGACAAAGAGGTTGACCGTAATTCGGTGGCATCCAAATAGTTACTGATTTTTCTTATATTGGGGTAGTTAAAATACCTAAGCATGGACATAAAATCAGTAATTAAGCAGTATTGTTCGGCGAACCCAGATTCGTCAGTTAGAAGTTTAGCGAGTAAAATTTTAGAAGAGACGGATATTGCCGTCTCATTTAATACAGTAAGAAGACATATAGATAAGTTTAGAGCTGGAGAATCTATAGAAGAAAAACCTCAGCCTACAGCAGCAGATCTAGAATACGACAAGAGTTATGTGTATCAGGCAGACAAAGATTTATACATCTTTTTTATTCCTGGTTACAACAAACCACTGTCATTTGCAGGAGACAAAGTAAGAGAGTTAAAAAGAAGATATAGTAATTGGGACGGTAGCCCTAATTCTATTAACCAGATATGTAGAGCATTTAAGCTATCACGTTCTTTATTTGATAAAATACGACGCATCTTATCGTGGACTCACGATAGCGAGCCTTTTACTGACGAAGAGTTGGTAGAACGCAGCGAAGAAGATTTGTTAACTGAGCTTGTACAGGGCAAGAAGTTTGCACTAGAGCAGCAGTTTGAAAAACAAAAGCTTCAGAGTTTAGAAAAGGATGCACGTAAATGGCGTGAACTAAAACTAGGAGTACTTAATCCTTTTACAGATTATTTTGAGCGACACCACGAAGCTCTTAAAGCTGCACCAGGAGTTAACCTATCACAGAAAGACGGAGAGTATGCATGTGTTATCTCACCTTTTGATCTACACTTTGGAAAGTATGGATGGGAGAAAGAGGTTGGAGAGACATACAACAGAGAGATTGCTGAGAAGCTTTTACTTGAGCATACAGAGGATTTATTGAGTGAGGTTAATCATTACCCTATCGAGAAGTTTATTGTGCCTGTAGGCAGCGATTACTTCCATTTTGACACAGTCCGAGGAACCACTACTAATGGAACCCCGCAAGATTGTGACGGTACGCTCGTTCAAATTATGTTTGAAGGCAGCTACCTGATGATTAAGTTCATTGACATGTTGAGACAGGTTGCTCCCGTAGAAGTTCCTATGGCAGCAGGTAACCACGACAGAGTGCTCAGTAACTCTTTATTGTTATTCCTACAAGGATATTATAGAGAAGCTGACGATGTAGAGGTAACGTCTAATTTAAAGCTGCGCCAGTACGTACAGTATGGAGATACTGTAATGGGATTTACGCACGGAGACGGACCAAAGATGAGTGCGCTACCAGGTCTTATGGTAAATGAGTCAGGACTAACGTTCGGACCTAATACTAATAAGGTTTGGTTTACAGGACACTTGCACTTTGAAAAGGTAGTAGAGATGCAAAAGACAAAGATCTATCAAATGCCTTCATTAAGTGGTACTGATAGATGGCATCACCTAAAAGGTTACAAGTCTGTACGAGGCATGTGTGCGTACTTAGTTACAAAAGATAAAGGTGTAAGACATAATATATTTTCAAACGTATGAGCGCAGGGCGATACAACTTTGAGATAGAGGAAGGGGCAACCTTTACCCGTACAATTACATATACGGACAATGAAGACACTGCTATTGATTTAGACGGGTCTACAGTGCGTATGCAGATTAGAGATAATTATGCAGCAACAGATGCGGTTATTTCTTTAAGCACACCTAATACCGGTATAACTTTGTCTAACGAAACAGGCAAGTTTACTATTACTATGACTGCTACCCAAACAGAAAGTTTGGGAATTAAGCAGGGTGTATACGACATAGAAGTCGAATACGATAATGGCACAGTAGAAAGAATCTTAGAAGGACGTGTAAAAATCTCTAGACAGGTAACACAATAATGGCAAGAAACAGCGTCAAAATAACCAAGACGGATGCTAACAAGGTTAACATCCAAGAGGTAAATAAAACTGTACAGCTTACTGAAGAAACGGTAAAAGTTGTACATGTGGGTACTTTGATTGAAGCGGGTGCTGATGCGTCGTTTACGTTTGCACAAGAGCAGAACTCAGAGCAATGGGAAGTAGAACATAACCTAGGGAAGTTTCCTTCGGTAACTATAGTAGATTCAGGAGAAAACATAGTATATGCAGAAGTGCAATACACTGATGAAAACAATTTAACAATTAGCTTTAACGGCGCGACATCTGGAAAAGCTTATTTAAACTAATAAAAAATGGCTATAGATTTTAAAAGTAACATTAATCTTGGGAAAAATCAGCTACAGAATGCGCTGTTACACCCAACGAGTACTGCTCCTTCATCTCCTGCCGAGGGTCAAGTTTATTTTGACACTACTGCTGGTGATAAGAAACTGTACGTATATGACGGTTCTAACTGGATTGACGTAACGGGTGATATCCGTACCATCTCTGCAGGAACTGGTATTTCGGTATCAAATGGATCTGGCGGTGATGCTACGGTATCTCTTTCACACTTAGGTCTTGAATCTCTTGCTGCACGTAGTAGCGAAGTTGCAGATGCAATCTTCTTCTACGATGTAAGCAGCGCTGCTTCTGGATATCTTACTTGCGATACCACAACAGGTGTTTCAATTAGTGGAACATCTTTACAGCTTTCTTCTATTCCTAACTCAGCACTTGCTAATTCTACATTCCAAGTAGTAGGCGGAGACGGTCTTACTGGTGGTGCATCTGCAACATCTTTAGGTAGTTCTTCAACTCTTGCTGTAGGAGCAGGTACTGGTATTAGCGTTGGTACTGATGCAGTTGCTGTTAAAGGTGCCTCGTCTTTGACTGATGATACTATTGTAATGTGGGATGATACAAACGGTCAGTTTGTTGATACTAACATTTCTCAAAACGCAAGTACTGGTGTAGTTACTGTAGATGACGATTTGGTCGTTACTGGTGACTTGACAGTACAAGGGTCTTTAACAAGCATTGAAACTACTAACACTGCTATTACGGATAACGTAATTGTATTGAACAGTGGTGAGACTGGTGCTGGTATTACTTCGGTAACTTCTGGTATTGAGATTGAGCGTGGTACTTTAGGAAACAAAACTTTCGTTTACCACGAGACTAATTCTCAATGGGAACTTAGCGGTCAGTTGAAGATTAGCGATATTCCTTCTATCAGCTCTGGTGTAGGCTCGTTTATCATCCAATCAGATGATACTAACGAAACTGGAGAGATTAAGAAGATGCCTCTTGCAGACGTACGTGATGCACTTGGTGTATCTAGTATGACTTTGACGCTAGAAGCTTCTTCTGGTACACAAGCATCTGGAGCTGTATGGGTAACTAAATCTGGAAACACATATACTGTAGAGCATCAGATGGGTACTAAGTTTATTATTGCTCAAGTATATGATTCTACAGATTTCTCTACCGCATTTGTAGAGATCAAGCGTAATAGTGATAATCAAGTACAAGTTGTATTTGCTCAATCAGTAACTGATGGAGATTACTACTTGTCACTACAAGCAACAAGATTCCAAACCCACGGTGATGATGGAAACATCCAAGGCGGTGGAGGAGGACAGATTGGAGGATAATCTGATCTGACTACAATATAAAGGGGGGCAAACGCCCTCCTTTTTTTGTATTTTTGTTAATAGTCTAGACAATATTTCATATGGCAATTAAGTTTCTTAGTGGTGTAAATCTGTCCAATGTAACAGCAGGTTCGATATTAAAACTCGATGCAAACGGCAATATCGTTGCAGCAACTGCTGGAACTGATTATTTAGCATCTGACTATTGGTCTGAGCCGAATTCTGGTACTGTATACACTAATGACAAAGTAGGCATTGGTTACAGCGATGCAGGAGCAAAGCTTCATGTGTATGAATACCAAACGACTACCCCTAAGATCCTTATTGAAGACGGCAATACTGGTGATGCCAGTATGCAGTTTAAAATTAGTACCACTCAATACACAATGGGTATTGACAACTCAGACTCTGATAAGTTCATTATTGCTAATTCTTCTGGGTTTGGTTTAGCTGCAAACACACACGCTCTTGAGATAAGCGGAACTAAGGTAACTATACCAGCACATACTTCTAATGGAACAGTTAGACTTGAAATGGGCGGATACAACCGTTTGCGTTTTAATGGAGGTGTTGATTTACTCGGTTACGGTTCTGACCATTTGTGGGTTATTGGTAACTCAACAACAAACACTATTAACCTTGGTGGAGATTGGGATTGGGATAAGCAAGTAGCTATTTCATATACACCCGGAACTGTAGGTAATGCTGGTGGTGTTATGATTCTTGGGCAAACCGAGAAAAACAACGCTAACTGGACACATGGGATTACTAAGTTGTACACTAATGGTACAGAGAGACTTCGTATAAACTCAAGTGGTAATGTAGGTATTGGGACTACTAGTCCCAATACATTCCTACACGTAGCTGGTCAAGGAAACAGGTCTGGTGGAAATATTCACCTTGGAAATGAAGATGATGGAGCTGGTAAGTATGGATATATTACTAGTGCACACTACAATGCTGCCACAGAGCCAGAAGGATATTCTCTGATAGGTGGATACTCTGATGCTTCAAGTAATCAGGTTCACATTGGTGGTATGATTTACGAATCAAACCCTGCTACTCAGATTTCGTTCTGGACACACACAGCCACCACTCATTCAACTGGTGGTAGTGAGCGTATGAGAATTACTTCTAGTGGTAACGTAGGTATTGGTACTACAAGTCCAAATTACAAGCTTGATGTAAACGGTACTCTTAGAACAACAACATTATATTCACCTATAGTTAGAGTTGCTGGAACGAATGACCACTTAACCCTCCGTTCTGACATACAAGTAGAACAAGACTCTACAGACCCAATTATTGAGTTTAAGTATGGAACTACTCAAATGGGTAAGTTTGACCAAGATGGTTACATGTATGCCACTGGTTTCAAAACAACTACCGCTTCTACTGGGTTCTTAAAAGCTGATGGTTCTGTAGATACAACTTCATACCAAGCTGCTGGAAGCTACCTAACGTCAATAAGTTCTTCTGATGTAACGACAGCATTGGGATACCGCCCAATGTCTGGCGCTTACGGGTCATGGTCAAGCATTACGAACGGTAATAGCGGAGACTGGTATCCATTGTTTAGCATGGATGATGGTGGTGACGGTAGTGCGTTAGTAATATTCAAAACATTTGCTCATGACTCTGTAACATTTGCTGTTTCAAGAGGATATAGCGGAAGCAACAATAACTCAATCAACGTACTTAACTCTGTAAACACTCCTAATAGTGGATACGCTACAGTACAAGCGTTGCGTGTAAGAAATAACGGTGTTGTTGAAGCTCAACTTGTTTGGTCTTCTGGGCCATCTGTACAAGCTTCTATTCACGTAATGACTGGTGACGACAACGAAGTTTCTATTGAGTCAGACTTAGAAGCTACACAGCAAACAGCCACGGTTAACCACACCGTAAACGTAAACGTAAGAGGGCTGTTGCATGGTTATGAAATCAGCAGTACTGGTAACATATTAACGGGCAACAAGCTTTATATAACCACAGCTGACGCTAACACCACTTCAACATCAGCCCTTGTTCTTAACGGAACAGAGGTTGAAAAGCGCACTTTAGGTTCAGCAGCATTCTCTACTTCAACAGACTTTGTTTCTGCTTCTGGAGATACAATAAGCGGTAATTTAGATATTGTTCACGCTTCTAATGCAACTGGTCTTACCGTAAGAGTTAGTGGCGGTGCAGTGCCTACAACACCACAGTTAAAAGTTGGTAGAGATACATCTCAATATTGGGGTGTTTATACGAATGACGGTGTTGCTAATTTAATTCATAGGCAAGACGAAACTGGAGCGGGAGATAATCATCACACTAAATTTCAGATTTGGTCAAGCGGTGGGGGGACTCACTCTTGGCAATGGCACGTTGCTGACAATGCTGGTAGCAATGGCGCAGAAAAAATGAAGCTTACAGATGATGGTACGCTTACACTTGGAGGAGGTTCTAACGGTATTACAAATACTAAAGTAGGTCAATGGAACACCGCTTACGCAGACCGTAACAAGTGGGACGGAGGTTCAACTGGTCTAAATGCTGCTACTGGTAGAAGTTCATTAGGTCTTGGTTCTGCTGCAACACAGTCTGCTGATAATTTTGTTGCTGTGAGTGGCGATGAAATGACTGGAAATTTAGTTTTCAGAAACAACGTCACCACTGATAACACGCTAATACGCGACATTACTTGGAACACTTCTGCTGCGGAAGGCACAGACGATAGAATTGGTGTAATTAGAACGTACACTTCTGGAGGAACTGCCGATAGACGTGGAGGTCAGATGAACTTCTACACCCGTAATCACAGTGCCTCAAGTTTTAACACAATGATATACGACAACGGAGGTAACCTATATGTACCTTCTAACGTATATTCAAATAGCAGTCAACTTGCAACGCAGTCATATGTAGACACTGCTGTATCTAATATTGTAGACTCTGCTCCGGCAGCATTGGATACCCTTAACGAACTTGCAGCTGCCCTTGGCGATGATGCGAGTTTCAGCACGACTATGTCTACTGCCTTGGGTAACAGACTCCGTGTTGATGTCAATAACCAAAGTCTTACCTCAACTGAAAAGGCAAACGGTAGAACTAACCTTGGTCTTGGATCCGCCGCTACCGCAGCTTCTACCGCATTTGTTGCCACAAGTGGGGATACAATGACCGGTAGACTTACGGTAGACGCTGCAATTACTGCGGGAGGTAAGACAACGTATAAGAAGGTTTATGGCTCTCTTGACACTACTGGTCAAGAAGTGGCTGGTTTAACAACTGGGAACAATGGAGGCTCTGCTTTGTTTACATTCACTTGTTATGGGGGCGGCGGAGAATATCAAAGAATAGTATTTAGTTGCCACAACACAAGTGGAACAACTTGGAACGTCAACAGAGTTATTGACGAGGGAACTAATGCTTTTGATATTGCTGTAAGCGATTCTGGAAGTACAAGAACATTTACCTTTAAGGCAAGAAGCTCTAATCAAGCATACAGCCCTACTGTAGTGGTAGAGCATGTAGGATACTCACTAAACGGAACATACTTATAATCATAAAGAATGGCTGACGATAAAATTCTAAATAATGACAATGTTGTTGTCTCTGGAAACCTTGAAGTCTCTGGCGATATTACCGCTTCTGGAGGGATCAATGGTCTTGACCTAAACAACGGAATTAGTGGTAGCAACTTTAACATCACTGGCGTTAATCAATTAACGATTAACGACCCCGGAGAAGGGATTGTCTTTTCTGGAACTACCAACCTTTCGTTGGCGGTTACAGATGACGCTTCTGACAACATCCTAAACCTAACCGGAACAAATGCTGTTCTTCAAGTTGGAGGAAATAAGGTGGCGACAGAGTCTTGGGTTTCAAGTCAGAGCTACATAACAGCCGCGTCTTCTTACAGCTTAACTGGAGATGTATTGGTTACTACGGGTTCATTGGCGTTTAGAGGAGATGCTAATATGGGATTCGTGCCATATCCGGGCGGTGGTCAATTTAGAAGCGATTTATCAAGTCATACTGGATACATAAAAATTGCATTGCCAGACGCTGTTGATACTGGGGATGACATGCTTTCTTTCTGGGTTGATATTTACGACTACTCTACTAATGAAATGGTTAGTGTGTTTGTCGGTGGATACAACTATACAACTACAAGTACTGGTAATTACTGGGTATCTCCTACCGCTATGGTTTTAGCAAAACAGACTGCTAAAGATTATACGGTAAGATTTGGATACGATGGAACACGAAAATACGTTACTATCGGAGATAGCACAACAACATGGTCACATCCATCTATTGTTGTAAGGGACTTCCAAGCTTCGTTTAGAGGGAACATTACTCAATATAGAGAAGACTTTGTAATTAGTATTTCTAGCGATACCCTTACTGGTATAGATGAAACTGTCTCTGACAACTTCCCTCAAGCCCAAAACTCTGATAAACTAGACGGGCAAGACGGCAGTTACTACTTGAATTACAACAACTTTACCAATACCCCGACGCTGGGTACAGCTGCCGCAGCAGCAACATCTGATTTTGCATCTTCTTCTCACAACCACAACTCTGAATACCTTGCATTGTCTGGAGGCATACTTACCGGGTCTTTGGTATTAAGAGGTCAAGACGATAACCACGATGGTCAAGACAGAAGTGGATACTGGGGATACGACGGTAAAGTAGCGTTAGCGCTGGAACCAGCTGGAAATGATGGCTCTGTAGCAATACTTTTCCCATCTCAAGGAAATAAGCCTTCTGACTTTGCTTACATTGTTTATGATGAAGATTATGGTGAAGCGGGAGTTACGGCTGGAGAAAACTCTGTTCTTATTATCGGTTCTGAAAATGATGGTCTTAATTCATCTGACCATGTCCGTGTAAAATCCCGTTTTGTTGTTGAGGCTGATATGTCTTCTTCAGATCCTACGTATGCTATGCAAGTCAAGTCTGGAAACGTAACAACAGATTTGTTTTCAGTTAAAAGAGATGGAAATGTATATATAGGAACGGCAAACCTAACGGCAACTAAAGTTGGCAACTGGGACACTGCTTATGGTTGGGGAAACCACGGAAGCGCTGGTTACCTTACTACTGTAGCGTTCTCAGACCTTACATCTAAGCCCACTACACTTTCTGGATACGGAATTATTGATGGTGTTAGCTTAGGTACTGATAATATATTTACCGGAAACAACGAGTTTGAAGGAGATTTACTTAGAACAAACCAGCGTATAAACAATAATCAAGAATATCCTTTAGGTCACTATACTCCGGGTGAAACTGTATTTGAGCTTGACCCTACTTGGAGCAACAGAGAGTTGCGTCAATACTTTGCTAACGATAATGTAAGCTGGGACCAAGTAGCAAACGCTCCGGGCGGATATGCTGTTTATATTGACGGAAGTGTTAGTGTGGGCGGCGCGTATAGTTCTGGATTCCCATTCATTCCTATTGACCAAGACGCTACCTATTATATGGAGTGTTGGATTAAGAACGCAGGTACTGCTCAAGGTCACTACATGGGGTCTATAGACTACGAAGCAGACTTTACTTATCCTTCAAGCGGTTCTGGTAATCCGGGTAGTTATGGATACTGGGTAATGTCTAATTACACCAGTGCTGCAGAATGGACAAAAGTTAGTGGGTACATTACTGGACACCACAACAACACTGCCGGTTATTTTGAGACAGATGCAACTTATTGGACACCACAAGCACTGTTTAATTACAGCGCTGGTACTGGAACTCGTGCTTGTTGGATTTCTGGATGGAAGGTTATTCGTGTAGACCATGTCGGGGATAGAATATTCCAAGACAAGGTTACGTTTAAAGACGAGATAAACTTTGATGTTTCAGCTGGTGTAACAAACTCTCACGCTAAAATTGTATACGGACAGTCTCCAAGTCCAGACGGCTCTCTAAATGGCTTAGGGCAAGTTGCTAACTATGGGGCAGATGGCTACGGTCTATTGTTACACGTTGGTTACGGAGAATCTGATAATGGTGGTATCAAGATTACCGATGACGGTGTAATGGTGTGGGGCGCTTCTGATGAAAACGTATTTACAGTTATTGATGAAGACGGAAGAAACGAGAGGTTCAGAATTGACAATAGCGGCAACGCTACTATCAGCGGGAACCTAACCACAAACGGATATATTACGAACACTGGTGGTGCTAAAATAAACGTACAGAATCAACAAGACGGTGGTACTGGACGTGGTATATATATGTGGGATGACACAGATACAAACTGGGTTATCTACATGGCTCAAGCGGGAGATGGCAAGGCTGCTGATGGAGGTTCTGCTGTTGGAGGTATTGACGGTACTACTCAACACGCTATTCGTTTTAGGGTAAACGATAATGGAAACCAATCTGGGTTTATTTGGGAAAACTCCAATGACGAGGCGTTAATGCAAGTCACTGGTGATACTGGGGATGTATATGCACGAAGTGCTATATATCCTTCTAACCAAACAACAGACTTTGTTAGTTCTACCCGTATCCAAAACTGGCAGACTGCATACGGATGGGGTAATCACGGAAGCGCTGGATATTTAACAGCGTTACCGACACACGACCACGATGATTTATATCATAAGTTAGATTTCGGCACTATCACTGGAGCGCACCAAACTGACGCAAAAAGTGGTACTTGGACTGGAGGCGCTGGAACGTCTTGGGGTAACTATAAGCCCGGTGATGATTCAAGTGCTGGTTCATACTACAATGACGGTACTGGGTACGCTCAATACAATATTCCAAGTGGATATACTACTGCGTACATTGGTCAGTTGAAATGGTCAAGCGGTGGTTACTTTGATGTGTACGCTGTTGACTCTAATGGAAACTTAGTGCTAAGAGGTCGTTACATGTCTCTACAGAGTATAGAGAATAGCAACCACAACGGAAACCACGACTACCAGCAAATCATTAAGATTTCTGGTCTTGATGGATTTAGCGCTATACGTATTCAAAACCGTACTGGTCGTTTGCACCTACAAGGTATTGGATGGACGAAAGAAGAGGATACTGATAGTACAGCTGATGCTTTGTCACACTGGGACTTGATTTACGGTAAGCCTTCTACATTTGCTCCTTCAAGCCACTCACACTCTGCCGCAACAACATCAGCAGCTGGGTTTATGTCTTCTACAGACAAGAGTAAGTTGGATGGTATTGCAAGTGGTGCTGAGGTTAATGTCCAGTCTGATTGGAATGCTACAACCGGAGATTCGTTTATACAAAATAAGCCTACAACATTCCCTCCATCTTCACACAACCACAATGGTCTTTACTACACAGAGGAAGAAGTTGAACTTGCTCTTGCTAGAATAAATGGATGGGAAGCTGGATATGGAAGTGGAACTGCTTCTAACATTAGATGGGACTTTGGTGAAGAAGCTTTAAGGCTAAAGAATGATATTGATACTTCTATCGGTGCTGTTTATAAAGCGGTATGGATGGAAGCCGGTGAGACTAAGCGTTGGACTGTAATGATTAAAGGTTCACAAGTCACTACCAATGGTATGTACATAAGATTGTATCAACATGACGGTAATTTGCCAGACGGAAAAACTCACGTATCAAATGATGCACAAGGCACGTTTGTACAAGAAGATGATAGAAGCGATACCGGTTGGTACGAAAACGGTGCTATCTCTAATAGCTGGACAGTATTTGAAAGAGAGTACAAAGCTCCTGTAGCCGGTTATGTAAGTTTAGTAGTTCTTAACTGGACGGGCAATGGAACAGAACCTTTGTTTATTAAGACTCCAGATATACAGACTGTATACGCTAAAGTTGATTCTGGATCTATAGGCATTACAGAATTAGCTGTTAGTGATGGAACAAGTGGACAAGTGCTTACTACAAATGGTAGCGGTACACTTTCGTTTAGCACAGTTAGTAGTGGAAGCACTTACACAGCTGGTAGTGGTCTTGATTTAAGCGGTGGGGCATTTAGCGTTGAAGCAGACTTGCGTGATGGTATTAGTCACATTGGTAGAGACTCTAACAACTACATTACATTTGATTCAACCAATGGTCGTATAGACTTCTATGCTGGTGGTAATTTTGTGGCTCGTATGGAGTCTGATGGTGATTTACATATTAAAGGCGATGTTATCGCATTCTCAACACTATTTGCATAATGGCTATAGGAACGGGACAAGTTAAAATGTCGGAGATACGTTCAGAGTTGCTTCCGGGCAACACTGAACCCGACCTTAGTTTAAAAAATTGTTCAGACGGGACTCTTGCTACTATTAACCAGAATAGTACGAGTAAACCCGACGGGAGTGAACCTCATGCTATGTCGGAATTTAAAGGGTATGACCATAGCGCTGCTCCAGCATATTCAAACACTAAGTTTTATAGAAACGATGGTACTGGGGATTATGTAAACGGAACAACATCTACGTCTCCGTTTAGTATTAGTAGTTCTCAAGACCTTACAGTTTCTATGTGGGTTAGACCTCAGAACACCTCATCACAGAATCACATGATGATAAACTTTGGTAATACCAATGCAAATGGTAACAACCGTATGTTTATCAGTTACACTGCTAATGTAAACCGTATACTTACACGTTATCGTTCTAACTCTGTGAACTTTGATGTACAGTGGGCAATACACGATAATAGTACAGCTACGGGTATTTCTAACTCTACTCCAGCGTGGAGCGCCAGCAATAGAGGAAACACTAATGGCGACGGCTGGATAATGATTACAATGACATATGATGCGTCTCAAAGCACCGGAAGTGCTGCTTTTGATTTGTATTGGAATGCTACAGCTTTTACTAGTCAAGCTACCTCTGCAAATGGAACAAGAACTACTATGAATGCAACAAAGCTGCGTATTGGCGAAAACCTTAATCAAACCAACTCTGGTGGTAACGCATACATGGACTTTGATGAGATTAAGATTTATAACCGAGTGCTGTCTGCATCTGAAATAAGTACGCTGTATAATAGCGGAACTATAGCAGACTCTTCTCAAACAGTATCAAGCGGCTTGATTACTGAGTGGTCGTTTGATGGAGGTAATGCTAACGATTCAAACAGCAAGTACACGGGAAGTATTGTTAACGGAACAACTGTAAATTACTAATGGTATACTCTGTAGAACCTTATTTGGAAGACGAAAGCGTCTGGGAAGTGCTAGAAGACTACATTCCAGTTTTCTGGGGAACTCAAGAAGAATGTCAAGCATATGTTGACAATTTGGCACAATAAACAGAATTGTATTATATTTGAAATACTTAATTAAGTTAAAGAATAATTATTATGGCTAAGGCTAAAAAAATCACACAGGAAGAGCTGCAAGCAGTTCAAGGAGCAGTAAACAACATTAACAACCTGTATATGGCAGTAGGTCGTGCAATGATTGCTATGATGCAAAACAAGCAGGAGCTAGAGTCTTTAGAACTAGCACTACAAGCAGAGCAAAAAACGCTTGAAGACAAGTACGGTTCTATTACTATTAACCTGTCTACAGGGGAGTATGAAGAAGCTGCCCAAGAAGCTGAAGTTGCAGAGTAATGTGGTATACAACGGCAACATTTAAATGGAAGATAAACTATGAACTTACGTGTAGTTAGATACAATTCTTCCGACGATTTTACACTTGGAATGCTTCTCGATGAAACAAACGGGAAGCATTTCTTGTGTTATACATTGGAGGATGAACACAGAGAAACTAAAGTAAAGCATGAGACTAGAATCCCTGCAGGTACATACAAGATCACATTACGTACTGTAGGAGGTTTTCATTCTAGATACTCTGCTAAATATGGAGACATGCATAAGGGTATGCTATGGGTGCGCGATGTACCTGGCTTTGAGTATATCCTTATTCATACTGGTAATACAGACGAGCACACAAGCGGTTGCTTGCTCGTAGGTAGTACATCAGACGTAAAAGGATTTGTAGGAGGATCTGTAACAGCTTACAAAAAGATCTATCCTCCGATAGCAGCAGCTTTAGAAAACGGAGAAGAAGTAACAATAACGTACGAAGACTACGATACAGTCTGAAACAAATGAGAAAATTCTTATATAATATAAAAAGCTTACCTATGAAATTTGCATCTATCTTTAAAGACAACAACGATTGGAATGAGAAAACCATTATTGGATTCTTATCGTTTGCTGTTATGGTAATTGTCATGATTGCAGATGTAGTTAGCGGTGCAGTAGGAAAGGATCTAGTTATTAATGAGTTTACTTATGACTCGTTTACCCTTATTTGTTTGGGTAGCTTTGGCATAGCAGGACTCGAAAAATTCGCAAAGAAATGAAAATCAAGAACGGTTGGAAAGTAACCAACAAGCAAGGAGACAAAGTAATGATCAAGATGCGCTTTGGCATTGTCACAGTGTTTGATCTTAACATGGACTTCGGCGCAAGCCGTTACTCGTTAACATTGTTTAACTACATTATTAGATTCTAATAATGAAGGAGCGGATAGGAGATGTTCTTATCGCTCTAGCAGTGGGCGTATTACTGGGATATTTTATGTTCCAGCGCCCAGCCTCTGAGGAGATAGTATTTCCTGAAAACACTATAGACTCGTTACAGAATGAGATTACAAAGCTTACTTACGAAATAGTTGCTTATAGAGAAATAATAGACTCTCTATCGTATCAGATTAGTATTGCAGATTCTTCTGCAGAGCAACTAAAAACTAGATATCATGAGAAGACTTCTGTTATTACTACTCTTTCTACTGACAGCCTCGCCTCTATACTGTCAGACAGATACGATATATTTAGCTTTTCCCCGTACTAGTCTCGAGCAGATTGTGTTAGATCTGCACAGACTGGATTATCTTGAAGAAGCGCGCGACATTGATAGCATAAAAATTGCTATCTTTGCTGAGCAGCTATCTTATAAAGATTCTATTATACATAAACAGGAGAGCCAAGCAGTGCTATGTGATAGTATACAAGCACAATACAAGGCTCGTGAAGAGGTGTTTATAGCAGAGCAGAAGGTGCTACGTCGTGAGACTACGATCGTTAAAGCACAAAGAAATATTATTAGCCTTTCGGGGATTGCTGCAATAATACTTTTGCTCTTATGACTTTAAATGAGATTGTATATAACCTTGCAGACATTGTAGGCAAACAAGACGTACCACACTTTGTAGAGCGTCTTAAGTTTAATGTTATGTACTACCGTGCTCTTTTGATCCGTAGGGATCAGGAGCGCAATAGCTATTTACCTGAGCAGTTCATGCAGAGCTTCTGTATGGAGATGGAGAAGGTAGATGCATCACAGTGTTGTGATATTAAAGTTGATTGTATCATCATGAAGAGCAAGAAAAAGCTTCCGTCTCCTATTAGACTAAAGAACGGTAGCCCTCTTGCATATGTGGGTACAATCGATAACTTAAAATCATATGCGCCTATGAGTGTAGGCGAGTTGCCTTTTGTAAGTAGCAGCACCTTTACAGGAAAGATTGCTCGCTACTTTGTGCAAGAAGAATACTTGTACATCATTAACGCAAAGCCTTTGAAGGTAAATGTTAAAGGCATCTTTGAAGACCCCAGAGATTTATTAGAGTTTGATTGTGATGGAGATTGCTACAGCGATGACAATGCTTTTCCTATCACTGCAGATATGGTACAAAGAATAACGCAGTCATTATTAGCAGGTGAGTTACGTATGCTTACTCCGGATGATGGCGGAGAAGTAAAAGTGAATGAATAAGTACGCAGTAAAAGACATGTACAAAGAATACAAGGAGCAGCATCCTGATAGCGATGTTACCTATTCTTTGTTTAGTCACTACATAGAGAGATTTAACAAGAAGATTATTGAGAAGGTGCTAGAGGGCAAAACGTTTTACTTTGGTCATAACCTAGGGTCGATCAGAATAAAGCGCGTACAACGCAACTTTAGCAAGCCTACAATAGATTGGTTTGAGACAAACAAACTAAAAGCTCAGGGCATCAATCAGCACGTGTACTACACGGATGAGTATTGGTACCGATGGTACTGGGATAAGTACAGAGCTAAAGTAAAAAACAAAGCCGCATACAGATTTGAGCCTACTAAAGGACCTAACGGTGCTAAGAAACAATTGATACGATTACTAAAGACGGATGAATTTTCGCATTTAAACTTTAAGGAATGATCTATAAAACGATTTCTTCAAAGGCTGTTATACAAAAGGTGTTTCGTGATTTGAAACCCTCGGACACCTCATGGACTAATGATGCTGTAGAGTGGATTGGTGAGGCTCTAGATTTTATTGGTTATCATGCAGGCTTTGAGAAGCGTGTAAAAAAGATAGCCGTAGAAAATTACAGAGCTGAGATCCCTTGTGACTTGTACCAGCTTTTTGCTGTAGAGTACAAAGGTAGCCCACTACGCTATGGCAGTGATCTTACTGCTTATGATCAAGACCGTACTACAAACATGTCGCCACTTGGTACTGAAAGTGACAGTACTGTGGCTCGCTTTGAGACTACTCCGGGCACAATACAAAACTCGCCGACGGGTAAAAGCACGTTTGCGCAAACAAAAAGCACGGTTAACCGAAAAGAAACCGGGGACTACTACGTAATTAATCCTAACTACGTAGTCACTTCCTTCGAAGAGGGAAGTATCAAACTACACTATGACGGCTATCCGTTAGATGATTGTGGGTTTCCTATGATTCCTGACAACATCTATTACAAGCAGGCGTTAGAGTGGTACATCATTCGACAAATGATGATGGGCGGCTACAAAAATGAAAACTTCAACTGGGCTGTAGCAGATCAGCAGTGGAAGCGTTATTGTGTCGCCGCGCAAAATGATGCTGCATACCCATCGATTGACAAAATGGAATCGTTTAAGAACATGTGGGTTCGACTGGTACCGCAGATCAATGCGCATGCAGACTTCTTTATGGGAAATGAAACTCAAGAGAGACTTAGACGATGAAACCAATTTTAGGATTAAGCCGTGACACAGCGCCAAATGATCAGCGCCCAGGCACCTATAGACATGCGGAAAACATACTACTTACTAAACTCAATCAAGCAGTGGCTACGGAGCCCGGAAATACTGCTGAGTATAACAAGTCTGGTTACGATCTTGTAGGTGTAATACCTGTACGCGATGATGCTGCTGTATTATTTTATGTCGAGGATGACTATATTACTGATAGTAGTTATCTGTCTGAAATTGTATACTTGGATGGAAAAGGCAATGCGACGTTAATACTACAACATGCGGATCTTAATTTTAATCCTGCGAATACTTTTAAGGGTGTACATTACTATAATCCTAGCGACGAGCTTATTGTTGCTTGGACCGATAATAATAACCCGCCGAGGATTCTAAACATTGACAACCCCGAGTTTACAGGTACAACACCTGCAGACAAATACATTAAAAGACTTGCTCTGTTTCCAGAGGCAAGTGTTCCTTCTGTCAAAGGGGTTATAACTGCAGACGAAGCTGGAAGCATTGCTAACGGTGCATACACATTCTTTATTACTTACGAGGCA